ATGAAAAAAACGCTTGTTCTTCCCGCGATCGCCCTGGTTGCCATCGCCGCACTGTCAGGCTGCACACGCACCAGCTACGCCATCCATACCCACGACGGTCGAACGCTCATCAGTGACGGTAAGCCGAAAGAAACCGCTGCCGGGTTGATCGGTTATACCGACGCCAATGGCGTTAAACAGCAAATCAACAAGACGGAAGTCAAAGAGGTTTCAGAGATCCCGCATTAAGATTTCGATAACCTTAGCCAGCTAAAACCAAGGGAGCCAATGGCTCCCTTTCTACTCAAAAAACCGGCGTGCTTGCGTGAATTTAACGATAACGTCGATAACCACCTGACATTTAGCGCCAACGTTCTCAGGTTTGCCATAGGGATCTCTCCTTTCCCTGCATCAAGCAGCTATAATCCAATAAGTGGAGTTTTTTGATAACGATAAGGAGGGAGTATGTATAAAACTATCTTGGTTCCCGTGGATATTACCGAGCCGGAATTAACACAGCAGGTCATCCCGCATGTCAACGCGCTCGCCAGGCTCGAAGACTCCCACGTCCATTTCCTGGCGGTGATCCCGTCGCGCGCCACCTACGCCGCTTTCGGCTTTGCCGCCACGGCTGCAATAGAAACCAAAGACGAAACCATTGCGCTAGCGACCGAGGGGCTGGCAAAAGCGGCAAAACAATTCAGCGTGCCTGAAGATAGAGTGACCACGCACGTTGCCGTCGGCGATCCTAAAGATCAGATCCTGGAACTCGCTGATGCGCTTAACGCGGAGATTATCGTGATGGGTTCCAACCGCCCTTCTGCGATCACTTACCTCCTCGGCTCCAATGCCACCGCCGTCGTCCGCCACGCCAATTGCCCGGTGCTGGTCGTACGTGAATCGGCTAACGCCGCTCGCTGAGCCTGTCCGATATCTCACTCGCATTTGAACAATAAAAAAACGGGAGCCCTAAGGCTCCCGCTCTCATTCAAGCGCTGAACACACTTACATGTGCTTAACGATAGCGTCGCCAAACTCTGAACATTTCAGCAGTTTAGCGCCTTCCATCAGGCGTTCGAAGTCATAGGTCACGGTCTTGGCGGCGATGGCGCCTTCCATGCCCTTAACGATCAGGTCAGCCGCTTCGAACCAGCCCATGTGACGCAGCAGCACATAACAGAGCAATCATAACCATATGAATAACAATAAAAATAAAGGTGTTTTGCAATTCCTGAATACCTATTGAATCTTGTTTCAGATGCCTTTATTTGCGGTTGTTTCTGTTGGGTTTTGCAGAACAGATTCCCTCAAAAAACCAACGGCCAACACATAAGAAGATCGGTCATCATTATTTTTCACGGACCAAGGATGCCGCATCCCGCAATACGCCCTTGTAAAGCGTGTTGCCAACAATTTTGCGTTTCCCCTCAAGGATTCCTGCAATATTTGCACGGTTAACATCCATACCCTGCGCGATAAGATCGATCACAGCCGTGCCTATCTCGTTGGCCATAAAGACTACTCGTTCTTCATCCTGTTGCATTACGCGCCCCTCGTTGTCAATGAAAGCTCTACCATATGAATTAATGACCGCACACTAACTCATACTCACTGAATGCTTACTAATCTACCCTCTCCTTGCATAAGATGGCACCAACTGAATACCCACTCGCATAGTTGATAATATAAGACTCTCCTGGACTAACGACATAAGACTCAAAACCAGAACCATCCATCCCAGTTTTTGAACCATTTGAACCAGGCGTTACAATTCCCGATTTGAATCTCTCGGAATTTTTTGTGAAAATTTCAAACCTATCACCATAATCTGAAACGAGTACCAAACGTCCATCTCGCACATCCTTACACTCATATTTTTGAACTGTAACGTGATTATTTTTGTTTTCCTGGATATTGCTATTTTTTATTTCTCTTTGAGAATTCGTTCGTATAACTGCATCATAAGCCACGAAAGCCATATCATACCATTCATCAATGCATTTATTGGTGGTGCATTTTTCTCTTGCATTCCACAGGTCTCGCGTCAACGACGAAAATCCTTTTTTATTTTGTGCAACCTCCTTTGCTTGATCATAAACACGCTTTAAAACATCATCTGCTTTAGATAACTCTGGGTTGGTACAAATGGCCTTTTCTGCGAAGCTTTTTGCTTTAGAACAATCAAAAGATGCCGCATTTACATGATGTGAAACACCAAGAATTATTAACGAAAAAATTGAAATGCCAGTGATTTTCATTTTTGTCCCTAAAAAACACTTAAAGTTAAGCGCAGTGTACACGATCAACACTGCGCTTAAAATGCTCAACACTTCGGAATGCTTAAGCTGGCACCTCCGGCCAATTAATATTTGGCGCATCCTCAGGGTTAATGCGGCTCAGCAGTGCACGATAGGTTTTCCACGCCGTGAGTCGGCGCGTTTCATCTTCCGTTGCAATACCTGTATCAATGGCATCTTGCAATGGAGCGATGGCTGCGGTGGCCTCATTCATCAGCTGGGTTTTCTTTTCGGCCGCCTCCTGAACCTGGGCAGTGTGTTGTGCTTCTTTATCGGTCACCCACTTCTTGCCGTCCCACTTATCATACGGTGTTTGCGGAGCGAGCAGCGTCCAGCCAGCAAGAAGCGGCCCCAGATAATCAACTTCTCGGGCCTCACCAGTTTCAGTGCTATATGCGGGTTGCCAACGGAAATCATCGACTGTTTCCCAGGCAGTACCATCTTCCGTGCGCCGGATGGCTTTATTGTCTTCGGTGGGCAGCGTTGGTTTGTCAGTGTAAGAGCCCGCAGCGATACCAACCCCTTTCGGACAATACTGCCAATAGCAGGAGGTATACTCACGCGTGGTGCTGTAGGCGCACTGATATGTCAATATCCAGCCGGCTGCTGTTGACCAGCCTTCGGGGCCTAAAACGGCTTGTTCAAAATCGAGGTTGTATTTTGGTGTGGTCATTATGCTGCTCTCACGATGTAGTTGATGGCGACGTTGTAGGGGCGGGTCTCGCGCTGCTGCTCTGTTTCCTGCATGACACGGTAAGTGCCGGTGTTATCTGTCCCGGTTCCTACGGTATGGCCAGTGTCTCGACCGGCATAGTTACCCCATTCACCACCGCCAATGGCAGATGCCGGCGCTTGACCAGGCTGAATCGATAACAACCCACGGTTAGGATCAACGCCCTTTCCGTTGTCCTTACCACGCAGGAATGCACCGCGAAGGTCAGGCAGTTGGCCCCCTGGGAAAGCCCACGCCAAACGAGGACATTGGCTTGTATTGAACCCAGAGCCATTACACATAAGCCACCCCGTGGGCGGTGTCTCGCCCGGCCATGCATGGATAATTCCCGGCGGTATATCGAGGTCGAGTACTGCAACTGTGCCCGCTTTACTGCTGATCGCGCCGGATTGTGGGTTAAAGTCCCAGACACATTCAAAATTGTTATCACCTCGCACGTGTATGGTGGGATGAGCAAATTCATTAGTGCCCGGCATCAGGTAACCGTAGGTGACTGCCGTAGGGTAGCCCTGACCTTTACGCGTTGAAGTGCCTTTAGCTATTGGAACGAAAATGCCTCCGGTACTCGGCTCCCACTGCCAGTTAGGCTGGAAGAATGGTGCTTGTGAGCTTAACTGGTCGGCATACGCCCCCGCACCCCACGGTATTGCTCCTGGCGTAGTGGCAACGGCTGGGGTAATCAGCTGGCCGGTCATGGTGTCGCCAGCCTTAGCAACAGCACCCACATCAGCAGCTGTTGGCTTATAGCTGGTAGTATAAACGCGATCCCACCCGCTGAACGTCCCGTTAACATTAATAGCAGTACGCAGACCGGCCTTGCCGCCAGCTTCATGCGTAATTTGCAGGTAATGTAGAAACTTCTGGTTGCCTGGTGTCGTCGATAAATCGCTGCTGTTCGTCGTACAAATGAGTGAACCCCATGTCGTGCCAGCCCAAGAACTATTCTCAACGCTCCACACACCGGCAGAGGTAGGCGCATTATTGCCTGTCAAAACACGGGAAACGCCCATCCGGGCGGCGAAGTTGTTACGCACATCGGCGGCATTGATGCCGGCAGCGGTCGGCGGATTTTTGGCGGTATAGACTTGTGTCCACAATACCCCATTTGCCGGGGTATTCGACCAACCAATATAGGCGATACCATTGGCTTGTATCGCCAGGTAGCTACCCGATGGTCCGCCGTCACATGGCAAACTGACCACACCATACACGCCGTTCCCAGGGGAACTCACCGAAGTACCATTCACACGATAAAACTGCGCTATGTTGCTGTAGGCATCATCCTTATGCTGCGGCCCCATTCCCAGTCCATACAACGGCAATGCGACATTACCCCCAGCATCCGGCCCAATGGCGTTAACTGACCGGACGGATCCAACATCCGTTGTTGGGTTAAGAACGATGAATCGCCCCTGATCCGCATTGAATACTGCCAGGAAAGGGTTTTTGGCAACGATATCCCCCGCACGTAATGCCGTGTTGCTGCCCTTCACCAGCGGGTAGGTTCCCATCACACGGCCGCCCATCGTTAACTGCAGCGTGCTGGCACCGGTATTGTTCAGGGTGGGGTAAATGAGGATCGGCGTTTTTAATGCCCATTCCGTCGAGCCATTCAGGAAGAATGTTGCCGGCAGCGCCAGCGTTAACCCGTTCGCCGTACCACCGGCCACAGCCGACGTGTAATGGCCGCTTTGCAGTTGCTCAATCTGGACGAACTGATTTTCTGAACCGCGTGTCGCAAAGTTGGCGATCACATCGTTCAGGGACCAGCCCTTAGCCGCAGTGCCCTCCTGGCCACGCACAACCGTCAGCATATCGTTGTTGACTGCGGTAAGGTGGCAAACTTCGAACACGGTTTCTTTCGCATCCGTAAGCGTAATTTTCGCGTAGACCTTGAGGGGGTTTGAGTCGTTGGCGTAGTCGTAAGTGAGCAGTCCCGCGAACAGCGCGCCCGCGCCTGGCATCACCTGTATTGTGGTCTGGGTCGCCGTAATATCTGCTGCCAACGACGACACGACGTTGTTTCCAAATCCAATAATCATTGTGCAACCACCGTTACAGAGTAGGTATAAACAAAGGGGAGCTTGACCAGGGACTGGCTGATCGCATCTTTCAGAAAATAGCCGACGCCATCGCCATAATCGGGGATCGTGATGGTGAACACGCCGTTATTGACCGTCACGCTGATATCGAAGGTGCTTTGCAGCGGCGGATCGATGCCATTCGTGCCATGAATAAATCGCGCCAGGCGGCGTTTGAGCCAGTCGATACAAAAGTGCGAGCCGTCACCTTTATAAAAATTCCAGGTCAGGATACGTTTAAAATAATCATCGGGTACGTATGACGCCGATCCCGGTACGTAATTTTTCAGGCCTGCATAAGGAATGGCGTTGTACTCGATGGTGTTATAGGCACCGCGGGCGATCGCATCCTCAGATATTTGCAGTAATGGCCGCCCTTCCCCGTAGATGCCGAGCGCTATCCAGTCCAGCAACTCGCTCGTGATGGAGGGAGAAGTCCAGCACGGCAAATTAAGCGCATTGAGGTAGTCGAGATACCCCTGCGCCAACGTGTTATAGGCGGTGAAAAACGCGACGATGTTGGGATCGGCGTTATATTGTGTATACGGGTATGCAGGAATGATTTTCTCAATTAGAGCTTGCATATTGCTTCACCTGTATTTGTGCCGCCGAGGTGGAGAAATAGGCGTAGGTGTCGCCATAAACCAGGCTTGACTCCGGTGCCGGTGGTTTAATTGCGCCGTTGATCCCGATTTGCACCTGGATCATGGACAGCAGCGACGCAGCAACAAGTCCCTCAACCGATTTCAGAAAAATGTCCTGTATCTGGAAAATGTTTATCGGCTGGCCAACGGCGATAGCGTTCACGTAATCGGCGATGTTCTGCTGCACCGCTTTTGCAACGCCGGCCGGATCGATGTAGGTCGTCGACGCTGAGTTCCAGGTGATCAGCACCACCACGTTTTGCGACGATGGCACCACGAAAGGCACCTGGTAGACGTCGGGGTAGACCGTTACCGGTATGGTTTTCTTTTCCACCTCCGCCCCCGATGGATTCGATACATCGTTGGTCAAAATAGAAATATCCGGCACGGCTTTATAAATCGCATAAGCGACTTCATAAGGATCTCCGCCACCAACGACTGCCACCCATTTTCCGAGCGTCGCCTGGCGGAACGAAATCAGGTTTTCCTGTACGCCGTTCACTTTTTTCAGCGCGGAACGGTAGCAGTCCGGCGTACCTTGCACACCGAACATCCCTGCCTGCATCACCTGCGCACGATACGACGCGGGGCTTTGTTCGTCCGTCCCCGGCAGACCCGCCGTCAGGTTGGTGCAGGTTACCTGGTACGACTCCGGCACGGAGGTTTTCACCTGGTTAACCGTGCCTGCCGGCACCGCCCATATTCCCGTCGTGGTGGCCAGACAATACACCGGCTCGGTTTGCCCGCTGTCGGGGATCACCGTGTCCCGTCTCACGGTATACAAATAGGTGCCATCCCCAACGGTAAACCCCTTTTGAATACCAAAGCCGGGCGGCCCCGAGAATACGACATACACCGAGGTGTTCGTTCCTTCCCCCTGCTGCACGCCGTAAATGGCTCCCAGCTGTTTCAGCAGGTGAACGTTCGCACCGTAAGGGCTGCAAGAATTGATCAGATCAACGCGCGCCTGGTCGCAAACCAGCAACGCGCCGACGCTGGTGCTGGTCATGTCCTCAATCAATGACCCCGGTAAATCGGTCGTGATCCCAGGTGAAAGCCGCGTCGCCGTTTCTATAACCTGCTGACGCAACTCTTCCGCCGTTTTGGCGACGGGGCCGGTAATATCATAAATAACGGGTAAATCGCTCATACATACACCTTCGCCACTATTTTCGAGCCCGAGTTGGTGATAACCGAAATGTCGTACACCGGCGGATCAACTTCGGTCAGTGCAATCTGAAGAGAAGAAAAATGGCCGCTGAATTGCTGTTGCAGCCGATTCACGTAAAAGGTGGGGATAATCTGCTGAATCACCGAACCGTTGGCGGGAATGCCGTGATTCGCGAAAAAAGGAGACTCCTGCGGCGCCAGCTTGAGGTTTTGCACCAGCGTAGTGAGATAGACGGCATCGTTGAAGCCGTTCGCGTCAGTGGCGATCGTGACCCACTTGCCGGACTCGTCTTGCCCATACGTTCTCATTCGGTAATGCTCCCGTCGAAACTCGTTGTCGGGCCGCCGGTGTTTTGCCCACCGTTGCCGTTACTGTGCTGATGAGAATTCAGCCAGGTAAGCAACTGCTGCCAGCCCTCATGCATAATGGCCGGGCTGGTACTGGCCTGCCCATCCGCCAGGGTCCCGCTCTGGCCGGTTAGCGACCATGAGCCATTTGTCAGCGTCAACACGGTACTGCCCACCGTGACCTTGAACTGCTCAGGCGTGGCAATCGTGATGCTCTGAGGCGTCAGTAGGAACGTCGTCTTGCTGCCGGCATCGCGTATCGTGACACCTTCAGGGCCATACAACGTGAGCACTTGGCCGTCGACGCTATCCCATTCGGTGTGACTGATCGGTAAAAACACCAGCGCGCTGAGATTGGCCGGAGGCGTGAGGTCGGCAGTACCGCCGCCCTGTCCGCTGGCACCGCCCAGATACGTATCCGCCGGGATTACGATCCCCCGGTCCCCCGGCTGCATGGGGTAGCGGATATACTGCGGCCCAAACAATGGGAGGGTGACTTGCGGCAGCATGAAAGGAATATCGCGCAGCAGGAAAGACACCGTGACCATATTGCCCGATCGGCGCACCACCGAGGCCGGCAGCACCTTTCCAGCCATCTGCATGGCGTCCGCGATTTTTTGTTCGGCGAACCGATGCATGTTGCCGGCGAAACTCTGCTTTTTTTCAATGCTCATGTTGCTGCCATTCCCCCTGTCGGGTGGGCTTCAAGCACCGTCACCCAACTGTTAGCGTCCGGCTGCCGACTGTTGCCAAGTAGCCGCACAGAAGAAACCAGAAAGTCACCGGTAAAGGCGGCATCATCTCGGAATTGGGAATAGGAGGAGGCTTGTATCATCGGCCGCAATTTTTCAGGCATCCGAATATAATCCCCCACCTGAATGTCGCTGCGCATGACGCAGGGAATACTGACCGTGCCAAATTGCACCCACGTCGGTTGACCGACCAAATCGGTAAACGCTATCTGGATTGGATTTTGGTTGCGATAACTGGCGCTTTTTTTCGAATCCTTGTCGCTATGGTTGTCAAAATCATTATCGAAGACGCGGATCTCCTTACCATTCACGATCGTTATTTCTACGCCAGAATATTTATCATCCCTGATGATATTTCTGCTCAGCGATTTTAATTTCGCCGCCAGCTCGGACAGGCTGCCACAAAACATGTTGCTGTCGTAGTTATTCACCAGCCGGTCGCTGATACTTATCGAATAACGATAATCACCGCCCATGTTCTGGAAACATTGCGTCAATGCGACAGACAGTTTTATTCCCTTATTCCACGGCAGCGTTAAATTGATTGGTGCCAACGGCGCGGGATTCACTGCAGAGACTGCCCCCGCCGTTACAATCAGGTCAGTCCGTAGCTCGGTTCCCTGCCAGTTTCCCAGCACCTGCCACACCGTTCCCTCCAAAACCAGTCCTTGCTGTGCAGGTTTTGCCAACGGCAACCCTTTCGACATGCCCACCCACATTTTTATCGTCATGCCAAACATGTTTTGTCTGGCCTGCTGCATATCTTTCGGGCCGATCCCCCAAATCGTGATGCAGCTTTGCCCTTTAGGTGTAGACTCGCCAAATCGCTGAATATCAAACTCAATCATTAAATTGCCGGGATTGAAAACCCCATTTTTAAGGCTGGAATATTGCTTGAAGAGTTTTCCGGGATTGCCGTCTTTATCAGGTGGGGTAAAAATCTGAATATCGTAATACCGCATCAGTTGATTACCTCTATTTGTCCCGATGAAGATCGCCACACCATTTTCGTATTCGTAAATGCCCCGATAAGCAAATTAATGTCGTAGCCCACCGGCGAGTCGATCATGGGTGTGGTTAACAGGCGATTTCCTGAGTTGTCAGTAATATTGAGATACCAGCGCTGCGCAGCAATATTCCATTTGGTCTGGCAGTTATACACCTCGCCATCGAGCATCGGCGTAAAAATCATGCTTTTCTGCTCATTACCGGAAAACGGATAAAGTGTTGTGCTCATAAATTAAACGCCCCGCTCAATTTACCGATAAGCCCGGTCACCGCATCCGAAACACTGCTCCCCAGGGAGGTATTCCCGAGTGCGGATACCGTATTGGTCCAGGCGCTTTCCGTGGTTTTATCGCCGTTATCAATCTTGCTCAAATAACTGTTGATCGCCTGTTCAGCACCAGTTTCAGTGATCAGCGGCTGTTCAAAGTCCCACAGCCATTGACGCTGCGGCAGCGGATCATTCGAGCCAGTTACATCCCGAACGGTGCGCAGGATGCAGCCGCTATAAATCAGCGACGGCGTGGCCACGACAAACGTTCCGCCAAGGTTGGCGTGCGCCTGTAGGACGGCCTGCAATGCGCTGAGCGTCACCAGCTTTGTCAGCGCGCCGGTATTATCATTCACCGGGGCCTCCATCAGCATGGGAATACGCAACGGCTGCGCCAGCAGCGCATTCGCGGCGACCGCCTGGTTAGCGAAGGGATAGCGGCCGATATCGTAATCCACCATGCTTGCGCCCTGCGCGGCGCGCCAGTGGCAGAAATATTTATCCAGATCTGTCAGATTCGCCGCACCGCCCAGCAGGTTGCTGACATAACTTGCGCTCTGCGTCAGCGCCACGATCGGCAACATCCCCCCAGGGATACTCTGCGCCACACCGTCGCAAAGGATCACCGGGGAGATTTCAAACCCCAATTTGTAGAGTTCGCGGGTAAATGCCATTAACCGAATCCTCCGAGTTGCGTGCTCGAGACAATCGCGCTGCCGCCAGTGTTGTTGTATACCACCACGCCAGCACCATTCCCCCTGCGCTGGTTATCCAAGATTTGCTGTAAAATCTGATCGGTTTTGCTGGAAGATTGCTGGGCGAGTTGCTGCGGCGGAGTGCTTTGGGCTGTACCTGGTGAGCCAGCCCCATAAAGTTTGATGAATTGCTCTCGTACCCGTCCTGGGTATTCACGATTCTCCTTGCTGCCGCGATTTTTTCCGCCGTTATACCAGCGCAGCATTTCCTCAACGTCACCCCCGGCCTGATTTTTAGCCCACTTCATTACCCTGGCACCAGCCATAATATTGTCGCGGGGGTTATAGGGGTTCTCACCGGTTTTGAAGTTGAATGGCATCACCTGCATCAATCCCTGAGCGCCTGCCTTGCTCACAGCACGTGTATTCCATGACGACTCGGCACCGGCAACAGATTTAAGCAACTTCGCATCCAACCCGTATTTTTGGGCTGCCTCTTCAAAATATCCATCGTAGTCAGATGGGGCAGCGCCTGAGGTTCTTTTTTTTGAGGATTGAGCGTATTGCTCTGGTTGATTCCATTTGTTATTTAAAATGCCATCATTACCAGCCCGCAATTTCCACCACGATTCGCCACCATCATCTTGGCCGTCACGAAATCGTTTTAAACCCTCCATTCTGTCACCAACGACATGGGACTTAATCCAGGGGCCAACCGTTCTCGGATCCCAACCTGTTTTTTCCTTAACCCACTCAGCCGATGAATTAGCACTACCCTCAGACTTTTTCATCCAGTCATTGATAGTTTCGCCTTTCAGGAATTTAACGACATTATCAACAGTTACCCCCATTTCCTGAATGGAGGTCATGAAGCTATCGAAGTCTTTACGTAAATCACCCGATGAAATATAACCAGCAAAGCTTTTAAGCCCGTCGGAAACCCCGTCAATCCATTTTCCCAGCTCTGGCGATTTTAATAACTCATCGAGCGCCCCCTCAACAGCGTCGGAGAGTTTGGTTAACGAAGGCGTCAACGGTGCCAATCCACGAATGAAAGTGTTCTCTATACCGACCTTGCTTCGATCCAGCTGAATGTTGAAATCTTGCCACTGCCTCAATTGCTGGTCCGTCAGTTGCAGACGCTGCGAATCCTTCTGCGCCTGCTTGGTCATTGCATCGATTTCAGCATCGCTCATTTTTTTAAAGCGATTGAGATCGTCGAGGGTGAAGTAGTTGGTCAGCCCGTAGGCTTCAGCGCCCTGCTGTGAACTGCCGTTGCGCACAAAAATATCACGCGCGCTTTTTATCATCTGCGGCAACAGTTTCGCCGGATCCTGATCGGGGTTATCAATCCCCATCGCCTTAAACTGCCAGCGCTTGCTCAGATCCAGTTGGCTGTCCCGAATGGCCCCCAAGGTGCCGACGGGGTTACCGAGCGCCTTCTGGTAGTTTACCGCGCTGGAGTTAAGGCCGCCGGCAGTCGTTCCCAATCCCATCGCAGTAAACCGTTGTGCGGAGGCAGATCCGGCCAGACGGTTGATCCCCCACAGACCACCCACACCCGCCAGACCAGAAAACAGCCCTAACACGGTCCCCCACGAGAGCAAACTCGTTGTCGCATTTTTTATGTGGCCGGCAAGCTCTTTTGCATCTTTGCTGGCTTTACCTAAAAAGGTGCTGGCGCGCTGGTTCTTTTTGTTGAATTCCGATTGCGTTTTGTTGGCTTTCTCAAGGTTTCCATTTAAACGGTCGAGGCCATCATTAACAGAGGCGATGGCTGCAACCCCGTCGTTAAATGCTTGGGTGATCGCCTCCGTACTCCCCAGCACCTTCTCGGTCTGTTTGGCAGAATCACCGATCCCCTGTGCAGCCCCCCGCCATTGTTCTGGTAGCCCTTCGAGCGCCTTTTGGTAATCATTGAATTTTTCAAGGAACGCCTGAAACTTCTCGTCCTGAACATCAATTTCAACAACGGATTTAGCTGCCATTGAAATAGCCCTTCTGTCTTATTTCTTCCAGAATGAACCGCTGCCGGAAATGGAGCGGGCTTTTGTAGTTGCCGCAATCCAATTCCCGGCAGAGTTCGCTGAACCCCTCACAGGAGGCCCAGGTCAGGAGGGAATGTACGACAGTTCCTGCGGGGCTTCCTGGGTCGGGGTATCGATAGCCGTCTTCGACGTCGGTAAAGAATCGCGAAACGCCGTAGCGCTCAATGAGACGAGTTGCCCATTGTACATATCGAGCGCTTTCCCCACCGTCCCCGCTATCAGGTTGGCTTTCTGAATGGCAGAGGCGACCATAAAAAACACCACCTCACCCTCAACTTCTCGGTATTCGTCCGGGGAAATAATGTCCTGCTTGAACGCTGTCTCAAGCGGTACCGGACGCCATGCGCCGTTATCATTGAAGATCACTGTCGTCAGTCGTTGAATGTCATCGACCAGCGTCGGCGTACCCGCCGGGACGTCCCCGGCATCCTGCCGCGCCTTAAGAATATTTCGCAGCATCATCGCCGCCACACGCGGAGCCCCCGTCGCCCCCACCGAGGTGAAGAAGTTATGGAACATGTTCCCCAGCATCACGCAGTTTTCCTGCACTACCTCATACGGGAATGGCACAACATGCAGGTAAACCAGTGAGCCATCATCGCGTGTGATCGTGCTGACGAAGTTCAGTTTTTTATCAATTTTCATACCCATCAATCCCACATCTTGTCGTTGGTGGTCAGGTAGCCAGAAATTGTCGCAACAAAGCCGGCATCCGTACCGTTGAGGGTGATTTCGTTAAAATTCACCAGGTAGCAGTTGAGAATGGTGTAGTTGCCGAAAGTGGTTGCATCCGGCGTAACCACCACCTCTCCTAGAGCGGTGTCGGAGGCAAACTGTCGCTGATAGCTGGCGGCCAGTCCCTGCGTTTTCAGCAGATGCACCGTCAAGGTCACCTGCTGGTAAGGTGCCTGGCTGCCCACGGTGCCGGTCATCGTGGGGATAATGTCAGTGGCGGCGGTATCCGGCCGCATGCTGATCCCCTCTTTGCCCAGGAATGACGCCGTGACGTTTAACGCCGGGTTATCGGTAATGCTCACCGCGCCCCGGACGCGGTTAAGGAATCCCTGCGGAACTAATGGATTTGGCATTTATTACGCCCCCACAAAATTGGTTACGTTGAGGTTGAAGGTGATGGACTCGAAACCACGCTTCGGTGTGACAACCGCACTCAGGCCGCTGTATTTCCCATCGGCGTAATCGGACGGATTCAGGCTGGTGTAGTTGGCGAACGGCACGGCGTTGATCACCGCGCTACCGGCGTAGGTGCCTTTCTCGTACTCTTCGTTGAAGACGTCCTGGCTGAGTTTCGTGTCGATCACCTGGCCGAGGATCAGCCCATAGCTGATGCCAGATCGCAGCGTTTTTAACCCACGGCGCTGCAAGCGGTCGATGCCGTTTTGCTCGTAGTAAAGCGGGTTAACGGTGGTGTTGGAGCCGTTAATCACCTCATTTGCCAGATCCATCTCCAGATTGATGGCGCACCAGGCCACTGCATACCAGTAGTTGAACGGCATGCCGTCCAGCATATGGCCGGCGACCAGCATCTTGTTGCTTAAACCACCCTCGGCCGCCGTGCCGATGTAGTTGATGTTGCTGTCCTGCAAGGATTTGAGCAGCTTGCCGTTCCCAGCAGGCGGATAATCCGTCACGCCATACATGAAGCGGAACGCCATCGGCGGCACCATATTCGACGAGCTCGGATCGTTGACCAGCGACGACTGGAACGGTGCCGCCATCGAAAACTCGGTAGCGCCAATCCCCGGAGCTTCAACGCCAGCGAACACATTCGGGTATTTACCCGTCGCCCACGCTTCATAGGTGGCAATGGTGGTGGTGACAAAAAACTTCACCAGCGATCCCGGCGAGGTGTAGTTGTTCGCCAGCGTCTTGAATGAGGCCTCTTCGTCCCATTCGCGGGGAACCAGGTAGGAGAAGAATTTTTGATAGGTGTTGCCCAGCGAAATATCTTCGTCGATAAACTCGCTCAACGCCTTGATCGCATCTGCGGCGCTAAGTTCGCCCAATTCCAGCACATAAACCGCGCGGCTGCTCCCCTGCGCCCAGTAGGTGGTATTCATCTGCTGAATTTCGCCGGATGCCACAGACACCACAGTTCCCATCTTTGTTGCGGTACCAGGATCGGCGCTCAACGCATAGGTAAACGCCTTGACGCCGGTCACCGTTGCCGTATGCGCGCCGTTGTACCCTGCGGGCTCTACACCGGAAAGCACCACCGGAACTTCATCCCCGTTGGCCCAACCGTGTGCTTCAGATAACGTCACCGTGACGGTATTTGTCGCCCAGGCGATCGCCGTGATCGTTTTCGCCGGCGCGACAATCGTTTTCAGGTCGTCTTTCGACGTCAGCGGCTCATAACTACCCGGTGCCAGCGTCGTCCCCCCGACAGAAATCAGCGCGCCGGATTTCAGCAGCTGGCTCGGCTTCGGTGGGTTGGTGACCGATACATTAATATTCACTATGGCCATTTAATTATTTCTCCACATAAATGGACGGGATGGCGGACGTGATCAGCTGGCGGGCGACATTCCTCATCCGCTGCTGATAGTAATTGACGCGAAATTTAATCTTCTTCCGCATGGCGATGATGTTGAGCTCGTTTTGCGGCAAACGCTCATCCTGCACCACGGGAATATTCATCACGCCCATCTCGGCATCATCGCTGAGCGTGTATTGCTGGACGTAGCGGAGAAAGTCCTCTACGGATGCATTGCGCATACCGGTTACCGAGATCGTCACATCCTCGGAAACCAGCTGGTACTGGTTGGATTTTTCATCCAGGTAAAAAGCGCCGGCGACCGGTACCGGGTCACTGCATTTCACCGTGGCATACGGCGGGGCCAAGTTCTGCAATGACAACATCGCCGGAAACATCGGCATGTACTGGTTCAATGACAGCCAGATCGGCAGCGAACTGGAAACCACCACATCCGCTAGATCGATATCGGCCGGCGAGTTGATGATCTGCGACATCATGTGCGGGTAAATGGCGTGCCCGGTGTAGTGGTAAATATTGGCCGGTTCGTTCAACCCGGAACGGCGAGAAAATGCAAACCGGATGCCGTAGAACTCGCCGATGTAGAGCACCTCGGAGCCAATATCATTAAAAGGATCGATATCGGCCTGCGCGGTAAACGTCACCACGTTTTTGTCGTAGAGCTGCTCCTCATCCTGAATGCTTTCCGTTGTCAGGTGCAGGTAGCCTTTTACGTCCTTGGTATCCGGTTCACCGTCCGGATCATCGGCAATAATCGACGCCTTTACCCAAAACACGAAGCCATCCAGCGGAAGCACCTTTCGGACGTATTTGGTGAACGTCACCGATGCCGATCGGCTTATATCCTCCAGCCCCTGCACCAACGACGCGTTAAGCTCCGTTTTCGCCTGGGATAATTCATTGAGGGAAGGCATTCAGCACCCCGCTTATCCAGGCACGCATTGAGGCCTGGAACATACCGGTATCGATAAATGATGGCCGCACCTCCCCCTTTTTCCCTTTGAAACGCTTGCTGATACCGTCCAGCGCGCGTTTCGTGGGTACGCCTTCAGTCCCGTTCATCTCGGCATTGTCCAGAAACGCCACAAAGAGGTGATGCACCTGCGACATGGATTCCGCGAACGGATCCGAAGGCAACGGTGCACCCGCCAGCAGATTTTCCAGCCCGGCGGCCAGGTCATCGCTCATCATCCGCGCAATATCCTCGCCATACCGATCGAAGAACGTCTGCATGATGTGATATTTCCCTTCGAGAATGTCGGCCACGTCGCCGGTCGTTGTGGCCTCGTTCTCATAGGGAAGATCAAGGACGCCAAGATGGAGTTTCATGACAGCCCCCACAAATCCCCGTACTGCTGCGCGATCGCCAGATACCAACGACCATACGGATCTTTAAGCTGTTGCAGATCCGCGAGCGAAAGATTTTTAAAGGCATCACTGACGACCCGGGTCTGACTGGTCGATTCATCCGCTGAGGCGCTGATCACCCCGGCAGTGAAATTATTGGTTCCCAGCGTTTTTCTGAGTTCACCGAAAACCGCCTCGGGGCCAAAGTTGATGAGAAATGACGCCGCGAGGTTGTATACGGCCTGCGAATACAGAACGGGGCTAATGCAGGCGAGCTGCCCGTTCACCCAGTCCATTGACATTGACCAGGCGAGGTTAACGCTCGGATCATCGTCGGGTAACACGTCAGCACTAACGCCCATCGTGTTTCGGATAAACAGGATAAAACCGGCCAGTTCAGGCATGACACACCCCGCTTATTTTTTCTTTCCTTTGCCCGTGCTAACAGCCAGTGTTTCGTCAACGAATTGGGTTTCGTCCTTGTCCTCGTTGGCGTTCATTCGCTGTTCTGCGCTCACCTCCAATTCACCGCGATAACCGCTTTCCTGTTCGCTCAGCGCGTTGTTGGTGGCGATCACAGACGCCTGACGGCGTTCATGTGCGGCGCGGTTCAGGTGATCGTCGTTATCACGCATCGCTTTTTCGATGATGCGCGACTGCACCGGCTTGTCGATGCTGTAGCACAGGCCGATATAAACGCGGTTCTGGTCGATTTTCGTGGCGTCGATCAGGCCATAAACGCCATGCTGCTGGATCACCAAATCAATTTCCCCCCGGGTGCCGTCCAACACGACGGATTGCGCGCCGGCATTGATTGGGTGGTAAATCAGTCGGCCTGTTTCAGGCTGGCGATAGGCGAAGTCGTGGCGTTGCTTGGTGGTATTGGCGATATAAAGTTTCATCTTCACTCCCGGATAAAAAAATCCCTACGCACCAGAAGGCGCGCAGGGAAACTGACGCGGCGGTATTAGTCGCTGTATTTCATTGAAATGACGGTCAATGCCTCAGGACGCAGCACCCAACCTGAGGTGGATCGCATTTCCGACAGCACATCGATAGCGCCACCGGCGATCGGGGTTGGAATTTCACGCGGCGCGGCCATGTCGCACAGCATCAACGACGTGGCCTCCAGTGACGGGCTCAGTTTGGCGAATTCGTTGGTGTTGATTTTCGCATTCACCTCCGGCCGCTCAACTTCAGGCATCGCGATAATGATCGCGTCGGTACCATTAGCACCGGCACCGATCAGCGTGTCGTCATATACCCAGTCGATACCGCAATCGGCTTCATCGGCCACGTTCGCCACAGTGCCTTTCACCGTCGACGTACCGCCACCCGGCCGCTGATAGCTGGTCAGTTGCACGATTTGTTGCATCTCCATCGTGCCGAGGGTGCGCTGCGGCCCCAGAATAACCATGCGAGACGGACGCCCCATTTGCATGGTACGCGTGCGAATCGCCTGGATCTGCGCCAGCAGGAATACCGCCATCTGCCCGTGGTCATAGGTCAGTACGGTGGTATTACCGTTGCTATCTGCCGGCAGGCTGATCGTGGTCGCACCGTTGGTGTTCAGTACGCCCTCGCCGCCTGCCGGATTCATGCCGTACAGCAAAGCGCCGCGCAGCTGCTGGAAAATTGCCTGGCGGGTGCCAAGACGTTGCGCTTCTGGGAGAGCTATGCCCCAGTTGCCGGCTGCGGCCATATCATGATGATCGTAAATGGCGCGCGCACGGAACATATACGTCGGGGTGCTAATCATCCGCGCATCCAGCGCCACAGAGGGGAGCTGGTTGGCGTTGCCGGACTGGCTGCTGGTCACCTGGGTACGAATATCCAGGCGTTTCATGTAGACGTACTGATCTCCCTCCGACAAACGAACCAGCGGATTACCGCTGGCCATGACAGAAAAGGCACCGGATGCCTGCTGATAGCTCAGGATCATTTCCGGCATGATGTACGACGGGTTAACAATTTGATAGGACGGTGTAATAGCTGGCATCTCTTAGCCTCTCCTGGTTACAGCAGAATTACCGCAGCGTTTCCGCTGTCGTTCCAGGTAGCAAAGCCCGTAGCCGAATCGTAAGCCACGGTTTTGCTGTTACCCTTCTGCATTTCAATGATTTTTACCGGCAGCGCGACAGCGGATTTATCTGCTGCGCCAACGGTTCCCTGCTTGGTGGCGTTGCCAGATGGCACCGATACCGGGGTGAAGGTGAAACTGGTTGCGGTTGGCGCACTGAGCACTTGAACCGTGCCGTTATAGGCTGCCGGCTCCGCCCCGGTAATGGTGACGTAAGCCCCCACTGCCAGGTTATGCGCGCTGGCCGTCGTCGCCGTGGCAAACCCGGCGGTATTCCCCGCAGGCGCTGTCCAGTTGATTTCGGTGGTCTCAACGTCGGCTGCCGCGGTGCTGAACACATCCAGACTGTCGGTCGCGAAATTCCACACCAACGGCTGGTTCACCGACATGCCCGCAGCGTTACTCCCGAGGGTGATAAGGGCATCAGAGGCTTTCACCGGGACACGCATACCCGAGCCAAAGCGATAGAACGACACGCTCATGTTGCTCAGGTACAACGGCACCGGCGATTGCGGCGTGGTTAAACCGTTATGGGCTTGGTTAAATACCGAGATCCCCACCAGATCGGCAATCGATGTGGCGCGCTTAATGGTCGTGCCACGCGGTGCAGAAGAGACGCCCGGAACCAACTCATTCACAGCGACACCGCCCCACAGTGGGAGGGCTTCGCTATTTGCCAACGTACCGGAGGCCAGCGCATAACGCGCCGCCGGATCATCCAGCGCCATACCCTGAATCAGACCATCGGATTTCGTATAAAACGTTCCGAGGGCGTTGGTGGTCTGCATGGGATTAACTGTCAAAACGCTCGACATGCTTTATGTTCTCCGAGTGATTACTGGTTGATACCAGAGAGTTTGCGGCTAACCGCCTGGAAAGGTGCCCAGCACGCAGATGGTTCACCGATAAAATTGCTGATCCGGCGGCCGGTGGCATCGGTACGCACCACTTCGCGCAAGCCTGAGCCCGGTTCCAGACTGGAAGCCGCCGACGCCTGCGCATCCGCATAGATTTTTTTCTCAGCGATGCTCAACAGCTGGCTGTCGGCAATCGTATGAAGATCCACCTCTTTATAATCGGCGGAGTATTTTTGCAGGCGGGTCATGATGCGGCGGCGGTAAGGCATGACGCGTTCGCCGGCCATCGGCTGCGGCGCGCGCTCGCCGAATGACGCAAACACACTGTCGGCCTTGCACTGCGTGTCGGCGATTTCGTTGCGCTCCTCGTCGCTGATCTCCTGAGGAACGCGATTTTTCAGTTCCTCCATATCAGCACGAATTTTTGCCAGCTCGGAGTCAGCCTTAGCCTTTTCTTCTTCCTCGGCATCAGCTTTTTCTTTGGCGGATTTTTCTTCAGCGTCTTTTTTTGCTTTGGCTTCTTCGGCTTCTTTCTCTTCCGCGTCAGCTTTTTCCTTTTTTTCTTGCTCCTCAGCATCAGCTTTTTCTTTGGCTGCCTTTTCTTCATCAGCCTTAGCCATGCGAGCATCCATGCATTTATTGAAAAGCTCTACAAATTTATCTTCATCCATTTTCTGGACCTCGTTCAATGTGTCGGATTTAACCCCAGCTGGATCGCCCAACTTGTCCCAGACGCCCTGCTCGCAAATAGCCAGGTGATCCAGTAAAACCGGGTTTCCTTCCAGCAGCAGCGGTTCGCCGTCGACGTTGATCAAAACGTCGTCGCCGCCCGTCACCGTGGGGGATGTGCTTAATTGCCGCGTGGAAAGGTTGACGGCGGCGTCAGTGTCATAGATGCGGGCCATACCCCACACCTCGTCACCCTGGATCCAGGCAAAGGCGATCGCCCCGATAGTCCTCGCGGCAAATTCCTCGCTGTTCAGTACGTTTTTTTCTGGATGCAGCCAAATAACCGGCAAGCCAGCGCACCGGGCGAGAAACTCGTCAGTGAGATAATTTTCGGGAGAGCGATAGGCGTACTGCCTGAACTTGGAGCGCCAGGTAACACCTGTGCCGGTGATACGCAGCGCCCACAGATACATATTTCTGAAAAACTGCGGGGATGTGAGTTGGCCGCCGGAAATAAGCCCGGCAACGTCCATTTCGTTAAGCGGCTCGGCCTCAAGCATCGCCACCATGCCGGGGTGTAACGGCTCGGGGAGTTCATCCAGCGAAAACCAGCCATACGCCTGATTCTCCTCGTTCAGAACTGCCTCGAATTGTTCGCCCCCCTCGGCAATATAGGTGACATAGCCATCAATCAGAGCGTGCGGCGTCAGCGGTGCGGCATAGTCAACGCCGCATTCCTCCAGCACCTCACGCCTTGCGGCGGCTTCGGGTGTTTCCCCCTCTTCGAGCTTCCCACCCGGCACCGCCCACGAACCGTCATCCCCACGCTTAACCAGAAAGACCTTTCCGGCGGATTTGAATAAAATCCCGGCAGCGTAGGTTTCCACTTACCCTCCTGTGCGTATGCCCTCAAAATTCGCCGCACGCCGGCCAACAGACAAATTCCCTTCGGTGAATTTCTTCCACTTATCGGTTTTCATCTCGTCAGGCAGACTGCGCACGTTGTAGATGTAGGTGAGATAGCACCGGCAAAAAACTTCCTCGCCGGGCTGGGTGACTTCATCGAGATAACCCGCCGTGCCGGCGCGCATAAATCCCTTTTTCAGCGCCCAGTTGCCGCGAATGGCATATACATTTAAATCACGGTCCTTATGTGGCTCCCGGTAATCGTAATTAGGCTGGCGCCAGTGGCTGTGCCAAACGGCAGCAATCGCGCCGCCCTCGGTGGCGATGATGTTGTCGATATTGGCGATCAGCTTGTGCGTCTGATCCACCATCACGCGCCGCTGCTCAAAATCAATCTGCCTGGCCGATTTGGCGATGTGCTGGCTGGTGTCTATCACACCACTACGCGATGACGCTGAAAGCCCAGGGCTTAGGGCGTTAATCGGAGGGATACTGGTGGCCCATCCGCTAAATCGCTGAATGGTCCGATTCACCGCCTGCGTGCGGTTCAGCTTTATCAGGTCGGCAGAAGCCATGATCCGCCGGTCCAGCTCCGCGCGCAGCTTGGGTTCAACGTAATTCAAAGTGAATCGGGAGACGCCAAGGTGCCGTTTAAGCGCTCTTTCACGCCCAATCTCCAAATCGTAAGCCGCCGTTAGCCGGCGCGCTGCGTAGCGGTAAAAATCCTCCCCGCCTATTTTTTCCTCCGTGGCGTTTCTCAGGCGCTCGGTCCACATCAGCAGGCGTTCCTCACTGCTGTAACCGTGCTCCAGAAAGTCCTTTATGGCGTCACGCAGCTCTCTGAGAAAGGGGCTCATCGGGGTTTTCTCCGTCTGGTGGCGCTGTCACCTTAGGTGGATTCTGTTCAAGCAGTTCGTAATCCAGCTCCAGGCGATCAGCAAATAAATGCTCGTTCATGTTGGCGTTTTCGCAGGCCCACTTGATCAACGTCGCCCGGTTTTCTGGATCGCTGGAAAGTTGCGGCAGAAGCACGGTCAGCATCTCGGTGATCGCCTTGAAGCGCGTTTCATCGACTTTGACCTTTTCGCTTTCCGGCTCTTTCAGGGAGGACGGCCAGACATAATCGAAATTTCCCACCCACGAGCTGAATGCCGATTGCCAGGTAACATTTTTGTATTCTGGAATATCGTTTTTCAGCGCCTCGAAAAATTCCGGCGACCAGGCGCGGTACTGGACGATCCGCACAAAGAAATCGTAAAGCGGCTGTAGATCCTTACGCACATCATCGATGTACTGGGCGACGTACTTGGTGTCTTCCTTCCCCTCGCCGAACCCGTTGGAAAACGTCTCGTTGTTCAGCAAAAGCGCCGGCATATCAGCGGCAGCGGCGATATTCTCCAGAATATGCTTGCGGGCTGTATCCAGTGGCTTTTCCAAGTTCTGCATGTCGAGCGATTCGATTTTGTCGCTCTCGCCGACCTGAAGCACGTCGCCATTACCACCGCGTTTCAGCATCCAGCGCTTGATGCCGGACATTTTCTGCATCGCGGCGTTAACAATGGAGCTGGCCTGTTTGATAAACGCCACCAGCAACCCGGCTTTTACCGTCACCATGTCGTCAGCGCGCATCGACTGGATAAAGGATTTAAGCGGGTACAATGCCCGTTGGTAAACGCTGCGGCCGGCGAAACCGAAGGACGACGGCGTGTAAGCCAGATAAATCGGGTCTTCGTTCATCATCACGCAGCAGCGGCTTTGGTGATAAGGCTTCCCTGCTGCCGTGACGCTGCCGACTTTCTGGAAATCCGCGCTGTTCGGGTCCTGATCCAACACGATGGATCCCGCCGTATTCATCGGGTCCAACACGTTGAAGGTGAGCGCCTTCTTATACAGGCTGTCGTATTCGGCCGCTTCGTTGGTAGGTTCGCCATCAATCAGCATCACGACAGCGCCAACGCCATAAATACGTGACTGGCGCGCCACGTTGGCAATGAGGCGGTCAGCCTTGAGGGCTTTCCACTCTCGCTCGAATGCTTCACTCAGCCGCTTATCCGGGCCACGCGTCACGCGGACAACTCGCGGCTCAGCCATCGCCAGCTTAATCGGGCGGTCGACCATCTTCCCGCCCAGCGGGTGAAACAGGTAAATCAGTTTGCACAGCTCATAACCGGCCTGGGCACCTGGCTCAATACTGTCACCCTCAAGGATCTGGCTGAGGACGCCAGCGTTGCTACCCATGCAAAGTTCGTTGGTGTCCATCAGAAACCCTCTCCGTTACCAAGGCCCAGCGCGACGCCGTAGTTGAAGCAATCAAACAGGTCGTCGTCCTGGTTTTCTTCGCCGATGATAAACTGGAGTACTTGCGTCAAAAGGTGATTTTTCTTCGACTGCTTGTATTCCACCAGCTTGTCATAGGCGTATTTCGAAATGCGTACTTTCCCCGACGCCACATACCCGGAGATATTGATGGCGCGGGACTCTTTGGGCAGCGATGTGAGCTCGCTGTCGATAGGGTGAACGTTCCAGCCCTCGTTGGCCCCTTGCTGCAATAGCGTGATACCGGTGGCCTTATCCTCAATGAACAGGCCGGTGGTACCCATGCGGGCATTGCAGATTTCGCTCAACGATTTGGTTTTGCCGATCCACTGCGGGATTATTTCTTTCAGGAAATAGCCGTCGATTTGGATAATGTCCCAATCCAGAATCACCAGGTGCGGGACTGGCAACGTATCCAGGGCGAACCAGATACACGCCGAACCATCGTGCTGGAGATCACCTTTCTGCGCGCAGTCAACCACGCCATAGACCGTATCGCAGGCAAGCGGGTAATCGACCGGTGCGTTGTTTTCCAGCAGCCAATCCAATTTGAAGAAGTTTTGCCCTCGCCAATCGACGAAATCAGCGTTGTATTCCTGCTGAACTACCATCGGCGGACGGCCGGCGATTATTCGTGCCAGCGCCTCGGGGTTAATGGTCGGGTTCGCCGACGTGGGCGCGTGATGTTCTTCCCACCCCATCGATTTATCGTTGCAGGCCTGATAGAAAAAGTTCTCGTCGTCCACGCCCTTCGGCGTACCGGCCATGATGGCGTCACCATCATAGTCGAGCAGCGTCGGCTCTATCGCCTGTTCCCAAATATCACGCATACCCTTTTTGACCAGGCTGCCTTCATCGATGATGACTTTGTGATATTTACGGGAGCGGCCAGCGTCCGGGTTGTCCAGCGTCCAGAATTCAACCTGACCACCGCCGATCGTCTCAATTATCGAATCCGTCTTGCTGGAACTGGTGGTGATCGGCTTGAGCAGATCCCGAATGGCCTTAAACGAGGGCAGCAGGATTTTATAGGACGGCGCAAACCAGCCCACGCGCATCTGTTTTGCCGCCCAGTTGCCGCCAGCCTGCTCTAACATGGTGGTTTTGCCAAAGCGGCGACCGGCGCGGATTACTTTCCGCTTCGCCGGCGAGCGATAAATTTTCTTCTGCCCGTCATGGAACGGCAGGAACGTGATCGTGTGTTCAGTCGCCATCGGGAGAATTCACCAGGTTGATAATAATTTGAGGCTCACCGTCCTCATTACTTTCTGCGGCGGCTTTTCCTCCTTTGGGCTGCATTAATTGAATCAGCATTTGTCGTGCCGATTTTTTATCTTCGGTTAAAACCTCAATGCCATTTTTGGTCTGCTTCACGCCGAGGAAATAAGCGTGCTCATTAGCATCAAGGTCGCGGGTGTCCCCTATCAACAATTCCCCTTCGCCCTCGCCATTGCATCGCGGACAATCCGGGTTAGGGTCAGCGTTAGTGACAAAGCCAAGGCCGCCGTATTCAGGCTCTGACCGTCCATCTTTCATCGCTTTTGCAGCGGCGCGGTCGTACTCCTGAATATCTCGCCATTGGTATAAATTATTTTCCCCCCAGCAGTGGCGGCAATTCACACGGCGGTATTGCGTCAGCGCGTTAGGGTCGGCCCGCGTTATCGCCACCAGCTGATCGACAATTTCATCAAGGTCTGCGGTGTAGCGTTCCCGGAAGCGATTTAACAGCGCCCGGATAGCCTTCGAAACCTTAACATTCCTATACAGCCGGCTGGCAGCAGCATAAGCAGCGTTGCCTTCGCACTTGTAGCCCGCTTTTCTATACGCCTCGACTCTGTTTTTTGTTTTTACGTACCAATAAACAAAAAGAGCGTGCTGGTCAGAAAGTCCGAATTCATCAGGATCAAATGCCAGATCAAAATCGTCCTCTGAGGATTTTTCTTCATTGGAAATTTTCCGGCGCGGCTGTTGGAAGCCATCAGGATCTTGCTGCTTTTTTTGGGGCGTTTTTTTTGGGGCAGAATTATTTTTTGCCCCGTTTTTTTGCCCCGCTTTTGCCCTTGCCCCTTTGTTGCGTTTCCAACCGCGTTTGCCCGCCATGTATCGCAGGGCTTTTATCGTGATTCCGTGCTTATCCGCAACATCCTGGAGGGAAAGCTCACCAGCACAGAAATCACGCTCGATTGCTTTCTCATCAGGCTTGCTCATCAGTCACTGTCCTGTTGTTTCTCGCGCCTCAGCAATTCGCTGTATGCCTGTATATCCCCGTTCTTGGCCCGCCTATACAGCGCGCCCCTTAACTCAGCCTCTCCTTTTGCCCGCCCTTTCCGTATAGCGACTCGAAATAGCGATAGCTGCTCTCTGTCCTTTTTCAGCTCATCCAGAGAAATATCCAACACGTCAGCTATCTGCTGCTCGCTCAAACGACGGGCGGCCAACGCTTCGATGTTCGCTATGGGTAAAGTTTGCATATTTCCCCCGCGTCCCCCTCGAACGGGGGCGGTGACTCCGCTATCGTCCAAAGCACGGAGGAAAACGCCATGAAAAAGAAAATCGACGTTCTCAGGGAACTTGCCAGTAATAACGATTGGGAAGCGGCTATCAAACTTGCCGGCAGCTTTCCTCGCCTGGGTAATGAAGCGCGGGTAATCACACGGGCTAAAGAAGCCGTGCTGCGACCAGAGTTTCAAATACAGATGGGAAGAGAGCCGGCTTTACTGATTGCCGCCGGTATTGACGCCCTCAAGGCGAAATATCGTCTTTAGTCTGGCTCGTCGGGGAAAATATCAGTGACGTCTACGACACCACAGGCCTCAACCGCTTTACGGGGATCGCCTTTCACGAACACCAGTACATTTTGGTGCGTTTTTCCTAACTTTCGGCTGGCGGAAAACATTTTCCCAGCCCGAACGGGTAAACTTCCCGCCTGAGTAACAAGGATCGCCTCGTTGTAATACGCTGCGCCGGCATCACAAAACGCCAACACGGTATCACTGACGAAATTACGGTAGATGCCTTTCGCGTCCCGCACCTCCCCTACGACAAAACACGCGAATCGGTCCTCTTTGAGCAGCGACAGCGCATTTTTGATGATCTGCCGGTAGGCGATGACGAACTCCGGGTAGTTCAGCGTCGAAATATCAGCGGGATCGTCAGAATAGACCTCAAGATCAGCATAAGGCGGGCAACTGAATAAAAAATCTGCCTGCGCCCCCTTGAAGTGCTGATGAATGTCACGACTATCGCCACAGTGCCAATGAGGGGCAGCGCCACCATCGGTATCAATCTGCGCCCATTGCTGGCGATTCGCCTCTACCTGTTCACTTCTCAAATCACAGCCAAGGTATTGCCGCCCCAGTTTTGCAGCGACAACGCCCCGAACTGATCCACCAGCAAACGGATCAATAACCGTCCCACCCTCAGGTGAAAACCAGCGATAAGCCAATTCACACATTACCGGGTCGAAAATGCTCGTGGTCGGCAAAGTCTGTAGGTCCGGGTGCGCCTGGAAAAATTCATCCCAGCTGACTACCCTGCCTATTTTGGCCTCATACGCGTTTTTCTTGCCGTAGATCGCACCGCTTTGCGTCGATTTGCTGAACAACAATTCGTCCTCGCGGCCCGACTCTGATTGGATGCCGAGTGCGATCCAATTTTTCTTGCGGTCTTGCCACCAGCCTTCTCGGGCATTCAGCACAGAAAAAGGCGGCACGAGGAATTTTTCTGTCAGATTTCCCGCCTTCGACTCACCGGGCAACACATCAACGACAGTGAAAATTTCATCAATCTCAGCTTGGCTGAAGCCAGTCAGATCGATATCAAAGCCGCTGTCCAGCAAGTCGCTCAACTCCAGCTTCAATAATTCATCGTCCCACCCAGCATTTAACGGCAGTTTGTTGTCCGCCAGGCGGTAGGCTTTTTTCTGCTGCTCACTCAGGCCCGACAGCGTGATGGTCGGCACTTCATCGACAAAAAGCTGTTCAGCCGCCAGCAACCGGCCGTGGCCGGCGATCACTTCTTCATTTTCATCAATCAGTACCGGATTCGTCCACCCGTACTCACTGATGCTGGCGACAATCTGTCGAACCTGCTCCTCAGAGTGGGTTCGGGCATTTCGTGCATAAGCCATCAACGACTCGCGTGTTTTGTAAGCAATTGAGAGCGTTGATTGATTTTTTCCTTTGGTCATTTCTGAGGATCCAATACTATGACCCGGCTTGTACAAGCAAGTGGGCCTTGGTTCGTACTCATCGTGACCTGTGGATGGGTATGAATGGCTGTCGGTAGCTCCAACTACCGATGGCCGCCCACCTTCCTTTAGAATTTTCTGCTGACCTCTGGAATACCCGCTCGGGAAAACCACTAACCACCATCTACGAATACAGATCGTTTATGCTGATTTTCTTTGTGGCCAACGCAAAAACTCAGAACAAAATAAAAACCACCAGCAGATAACGGTCAGGGTGACCAGGCAGGATCTGCCGGTGATTTTGCTTGCGCATTATCGATGGCCCTCGTAAAGGCCACCTGTAATGCTAATCTTTCAGATATTCGTCGGTGTTGATTACCGACTCCCCCATTAGCAGCTCCGCTCGATTGCTGGTGACTATGGCGGTGTGATGCGGATGTACATTTTCCGCCAACCATTTAATCAATGGCTTTGCCGCTTCGTCGAAGGAGTTATCAATCTCGTAAATTGGAGAGCATTTAACCTCGTGAATCCTGCTAACACGGAAAGTGCTACTCTCCAGGCTTTCGAGATTGCTGCGGATGGTAATAAATTGCTCATCACGTAGCTCTTCAAGATTTATCGGTTTTTTTGAGTATCCAGTAAAAAATGGAAGTCTATTTTCCGACATTCTCAGACTATTAACGATAGAAGCTGACGGCTTCGGCTCCTCGAAGAGTTCAATTTTCCAACACTTTATATTCACAGCTTTCATTATTTTCTCCCGACGGCCTTCCGCCATTGAATAAGCGTGGCTACCTGACCGGCGCATATTGATAATGCCGTTTGGAGCGCCAGCGCATGACTGCCAATGTCGCCCCAGGTGTCGCCTTGTAACGCTGGCACCTCGCAAGGCTTGAATACGGACTCAGGGGGCAACAGAACGATTGGCTCCGGTGGAGCCGGTATCCTTTCCGCGCAAGAGGTCAAGCACAGCGACAGGAGCACCGCGGCGAGCACACTCGTCGTTTTTAATGGCATCCTCATACTTCCTCTGGTAGATTTCGCCCCGCTGGCGCAGCTGCTGCTCTCTCCGTTGCTGTTCTGCCATCATTGCGCGATTACGGGCGTCATCCGCGCGCAGTGTGGTGATCAGCCCTGCCTGCTGCGCCAGCGTCTTTTTCTGCTCTGCAACCTGCTGGCGTGCCAGCGCCAACCGGTGCGACAACAGTGAGCTGTAACCGCCGAGGCAAATTGACGCCAGCAGCAGGAGCAGCATTCCCCCGCCGGCCAGTTTTGAGAGCCAGGCGCTCATTTGTCCAATCCCCAGCAAGCCAGTTCGGCCTCCTGATCGCGCCGTACGATCTGCCCGTAGCAGTTATTCGAGCGGATGCGGCAATCTCGGCCACGGTCGTATATCCAGCGACGAATTTCGCGGCAGGCACCAATGCGGTCGCCGGCGTTCAGCTTTTTGTAAAAGGTGGATGTGAAGCACTTAGCAGGGCCGATATTCCACGGACAGAACGAGGCAATACCGACTTTTTGCGGTTCGGTCAGCGTTACCTTAACGTTGCGATCCACCCAATCGAGCGCCTTTTTCTGCTCGACTGCATCAATCTGCTTGCACTGCTCAGCGGTCAGGCGCTGGCCCTTAAAGACCTTTTGGCCGTTGACCATCGTCACACCGCCGCAAATTGTCCAGATGCCGACACCGTCCTGGTATGCAGTCAGGCGTTGGCCTTCTTTTTCATCTTGAAACTGCGCCATCATCACCGGGGCCGATGCGCCGGCAGCGATCAGCGCCAGCATAGCGGCGCTAAGTTTGGTTTTTATCGAAGCCACTACTCGCCCCCTATCAGGTCAACGTCCCGCGCGCTGATGTTCTTGTGTGAGCGATCAATGAGGTACATTTTCAGCAACCTTTCTCGCCGGCATCGGAACCAAATACCCACAACGCACCCGATGACAGAGCTGAGGATGCCGACGAAAATACCAATCACCATCCACTCACTGGGCGAGAAATAATTTATTGCCCCGAGCAGCAGGCCAACCAACCAGCCGCCATGCGTGGCGCTATCTGCTATTTTTTCCGGCATGGATTTCATCCTTCCCCCTCGCCGGGGCTTAGCCCGTTCATCGGGTTGTAAAACGAAAAAGGCCGCCAAATGGCAGCCTGTAATTGACGCGAACTCACGCTTTGTAATTGTCGCCAGTAGATCACAAGGCCACCAACAGCCGAAATCTGATCCACCAAAACGCGAAAACCCCGGCGAATGCCAGGGTTCGAAATAGGTGCCGGTCTTTCCCGGCTGTCAATTCAACACTACAACATAGGTTGCACTTTGCTGTCCGCTGTTCAGGTGGTGGCGTCTGAACAAAAAATGCAACCTGCATTACGGCGTCATGTTTGGAGCGGTCAGCGGGAATCGAACCCGCATCATCAGCTTGGAAGGCTGAGGTAATAGCCATTATACGATGACCGCATTGGTCCGCCATCGAGGCCTCGAACCCCGTACCTACAACTTAATGGTCGTTGCTCTTCCTGCTGAGCTAATGGCGGTTTGGTGGCCCTTGCTGGGCTTGAACCAGCGACCGAGCGATTATGAGTCGCGCGCTCTAACCAACTGAGCTAAAGGGCCGAGGCGCGAATACTAATGCAGTCAGCATAACCACACAACACCCATTGATATTTCTTTACATATCAACGGTACTTCTCTGACTCGAACTTCGCGCTTAACGCGATACCGTCAGGCAACAGAGCCCAGGCGACGTAGAAGTCATGCGGGGTCATTTCTTCCATCAGCCAGGTGTGAATCCCAATGTGGTAAACCTCGCCGTCTTCTTCGAATGCCCGTATATGCCCCTCGTGCCACCCATCACAGGGATTGAGCACCAGCACACTCTTACCATCGAGGTCGGCGGTCGGTAGTTCACTCGCCGGCCTGAAGACGAGACTCTCAGTAATACGTTTCGACATTTTTAGGCACCATACATGCAAAAACCCGCTCTAGTGGCGGGTTTTTATAATTTCGGCAAAATATCAAATTGAACTTAAATTTAGCCTATTCTGTCAGGTTTTGCAATATCCGCTGTGTATTAACCTGCTCATGGCGGATTAGAGTCGCTTGCAGCGCTGTAAGATCTAACGCCATTGCCCTCTCCTTTAATTCATGCCAATGCCTGGCGTAACACTCACCCCATGTCTGCCGAGTGATGCTCATAAGGTTAGCCAATGCCGAACCGGCATATTCCCGATATGACTCGTTGCTGTTTTTTGCGGCTACATCCTGGACAGCAAGCCAAACCAATGACACCAGTTTGTTTTTCACGCGGCGCTGGATATTCTTATCTGCAAGCTCAGCTTCATAACCCTTCCAAATATATTCACATATCGCAATTTGGTATCTGAAACTCAGATCATACCCGTAACAATACCTGACCCACGCCTGCTGGTATTCATCCAGCATCATAACCGCTCGCCGCCAGGAGCAGGTTGCAAATGTATGTTCTTTCATCGGCGGCATAGGACGTCGCCGGCTACGTGTTTCCAACACATATACGGCGGAGTTATCGGTATTAACCCAACGTTCGCCCTCCAGCTCAACTTTATGGATGTGTTGTCGGGGGTAGCTTTTGTTATCAGCAGGAGGATGCTCGCTAAATGCCTCTAGCTGTCCTTTAGTACCCCCTGAATCATCCAATAAGGCACGAGTTAACTCTAAGCGTATAAATTCCAGCTGCTGTGCATTCATGCAAAAAACTCCCCGCGTAATTCGGATTCAATTTGCGCTAATAGGCTTTCTTCTGTGCCATAAATCCCTTCCCACTTTTTTTGCCCAGCATGAATAGCAACACCATAGCCACCGGTCCGATGGTGCGGAGGGCATAATGGAATGGCTCGCTTGTGTGAAGAGCGCTGCCCAATCCCGCACCCTTTTCTCAAATGATGTATTTCTGCCGGCGAACTGCCATATCCGAGATTACGGCAAACGACACAACCGAGTTCTGCTACACGCTGGAGATGTTCGCGATCTTCCTTTCTCATGCGAACTCCAGTAACTGCATTGCGACGTTTTCTGCTTCTCGCTGTGAATTAAATTTCCTGAATAAAATGAAATTCCACAGCACATTGAACACCGCTTTATAAAGGCTCTGGAATGTATCCTCATCCATTTTTGAAAATGATATTGATTGAGGAATGCGCTGGCGTAGTCCATTGGGGAGCACTACCTCATAGTAGTAACCTGCCTCGACGGTTGCCCAGGCCCTGTAAGGCTCAAATGATTTGAGTAACGCGATTTCTTGGGTGCGAAGCTGGCCGACCTTAAGCAAGTATTCATCGGCAACGGCAGTAATAACCTCGCCATGCTGCTGGCCTGACATCTCAACGAGATACCCAACGAAGCCATCGATAAGCTCGCGCTCAGGGAGCGTCAATGCGCCACCGGTTGGCGTCCAGTAGTCGAAACCAAATTGCAGAAGTTTGAAAAAACGCTTGTGGTATTGGTAGTTACGGACACGGCGAAACTCAGCCTGTATCCATTCACCGAGTTTCACACGTTGCACGAAATCGCTGGCCTCGATCGTTGCCGGGGTCAGGATTGTTGGTGCGGATTTTACTAACTGTATTAACTGCGCCATGATCGTCTCCGGTATGGCGCAGTGCTCAGGTTCCAGTTGTTCAGACTGGATGACTAATTATAACATCATTTGACCTGATGTAGACCCAGATTTAACCCCGCCTGCGCTGCAATCTCGCACAGATCAACTTGCGAGAGCCGCGACACCTCAGGACTTAACGTGAAGCATCTCCCCGTATCAATCTCCCTGATGATAATGCCATCGACCTCAATAGCCTCAACGCGAAACCTGCAACTACCACGAAGCACATCAAACAACGGGCATTCAGAAATCATATTTCACCTCAATAAGTTAGAATCACTGTCGAGGCGAAACACCATGGATATACGGACTCCCATGTTTCAGTAAAGCCGCTGGACCGGCTTTGTCTAATAGGTCGCATAGATCAATACAGGCACTTCGATCGTTTAAACCGATCGATAGCACATAGTAACTATGGTTTATTGTTATACTCATCTGATTTATAACAAAAAACCCGCATGTTTGCGGGTTTTTGACATAACTACTCATGGGGAGGATGAAAAGCTCAATTCATCAGTCAGAAATCAATTTCAGCATCAACCAGGCGAACATACGCCACTGACTTGCTCAGATTATTTTCCACGGCCTCCCTCCTGTCCTGATCGTTTCCTTTCAATTTGCCCAATCAGGTCCTTCAACATTACTGTTGCGTATAGCCCTGGTGCCAAGACTTTCGGTGCATCGGAATAACCTGCTCGTACGAACATCGATTTGATGTGCAACGGTGCAAGGCGGAGATTATCAATCTGGTTATTTTGCACATCATTATCCAAATGAATAACTCCGTAACCTGTAGGAAGTGGCCCGTTGACGCACTCCCATACGTAAACATCGAGGCGCATTCGCTTACCGTTTGCGTAGATATATTTCAGCCCTTTACCCGTTCCATGTCTGCATTTTTGATTCCATCCTCTGCCAGCCATTGTTTTCTTGATGGCGTCTACGGTTTTTTTATCACCAAACCGCTCATTAAACATCTGCGTCAATTTTTTCCATCCAACCGCTCTATTGGCAAAAAGGTAAGTTAATTGCTGTTCGTTATAATGAAATTGTTTTGCAACATACCGATCTAACCCACGCTGACGTAACACCTCCCTCATCGTGCCTTGTCTTTTCTTTGTTCCAAATTCGTAGTTGAATAAATCGGTAATTTCGCGAAATGTTTTCCCTTTGCAATGAGTTTCCAGAAATAAGTTTTGCGCGTCAGTATATTTTTGACTCATTCCTCTATCCCCAATACTTTCGGCACCCGCCCAGCGTAACCGTCATAAACGGCTTTCTGCGCATCCAGCGCGACACGGTAGGTTTGGATCATTGTACCGGCCACTTCCGATACTGCCTTAGCGCGAGTGATCTCTTCCGCCAATTCTTCACCTTTCAGCGACAAGTCGCCCAACCTTTCAAGCATCATGAACTGGTGATTAACCAGGTCAGCGAGTGAATTTTTCACGATTTCACCTCAACATCTGTTGTGATAGCCTGAACTACCGGCCGGCCGACAATCCGAATATCAGACTGCCCATTTAAAAGCCGCCCCAGCTTACCGGCGGCTTGATCCAGTGCTTGTTTGTATACCTGGTTAATTTGGCATTCAGGCCCCCACGAGCCGAGGTTTGTCAGCTCAAGAGTGAGCGTTACCTTTGCGCCAGTTTTCGTTCTTACGACAGGTTTAACCATGGAAAACCTCCTGATTCTCAACGCCATCAAATTTTAGAGTTGCGGAAAACATATCCGACGGATTTCTAAAATATTCGGCCTTAATCACCTTAAGCCGGATTACTACCCCCTCATTTGATGAGACCAGGATGAAGTCACCAGCTGAAATCGCCGGCCCAAATGGAAGGCTGATAGGCCCATGACCGGTAACACTGAATTTCCTTTTGATGTTGAAATTGTCAGAAAGCCCCTGTATTGCGTGCCCCCAGAACATCTTGGTGTAATTGTGTTTCACCGGCGTTTTTTTGGTTTTTCTTCTGAAAAATTGAAGGAGTCTCATTCTCCCGCTCCTTGTTGGCGAAATTCATCAAGAATGAATAGCACATCAAGCGCGGTGCCTTCTGGCAGTATATAAGCCGTTTGCCCGTCAATTTCCCGCACTTCAGCTTGCGAAAAAATCTTAACGGCATTACGACTTTTTGTAGCGCTGAACTGCGGGATCGCTGTCGATTTTGTTGCTTTTGGCTTTCCCTTTTTCTGAGCTTTAGCGACATCATCCTTGAGAAGCTCCCCGGCTTTTTCTCCGTGTTTTTTCACACGTTCAACAGCCAATGGAATATCAACCGTGCCCTCTTCTACTAATTGGTGAACGTCATAATTAGCAGAGAGCAGTACCAATGCATTATCAACCTTATAGCGAGGGATATGTAAAACCTCGGCAATTTTATCAGCGGTAAGATTGAGATTTTGCAAATCTCTGACCAATAGTGCCTCTTCGTAATCAGTAAGCGGCAATTGCTCATTACTGGTTCTAATTCGTGCGATACGGTCTACATCGTTACCTTCGAACGGCTCTATTTTTATCCATTCAACAGGCTTGCCTGCTTCATCACGAAGACGATGGTAAGTTAATGTCCTGCGGTGCCCCTCAACAACCCACACACCACCTTCATCGCGAGGAACAACCTCAAGGTTGGGGATTTTCCCACCCGTGAGCATATATTGGTAAAGCTTCTCATTAGCTTCACGATAACGTTCATTGTCAACACGACGATTAAAACCCTCTTTGATATGAATATCATCAAGACGTATAAGCAGGCTTGTTTTTCCACGCTTAATTACTTTCTCGTCAATCATTTTGTTAAATGAGTTTGCCATTTGGTCATACCTCTCTTTCTGCTGTCAAAATAACTACTGAAATGCTTGTTCCCGCGAATTCGTTGCTGATCTCTTCTGACCAGTTAACTTTCCAACCGGGTAATATTTCTTTGCCTTTCATACCTAGGGGCAATATCGCCACCAAACGCCCTCCTCGATTTACCAATGAGGCAGCGCTTTCCACATGTGCTTTGGCACGCCCCTCGCTGAAAGGAGGATTCATTACCACCTTGTCGAAGCGCTTGTTGGTGCTCTGCGCCCATTTGATAAAATCCGCCTGCTCAACGGTTAATCCTTTGGCTTCCAGCACCCGACAATGTAGGGTCGATATTTCCACGCAACTGGTTTGATCTGCCGGCATCAATATCGCAATGTTTCCAGTGCCAGCACTCGGCTCCAGGCATTTTTCGCCAGGTTGTATTTCGGCCTCACATACAGCCCTTTCGGCCAGTGATTCGGGGGTTGGGTAGAACTGGTGCGACTGATAGTCTGGAATACAGCCAGATGCAACGATCTCACCCAGCACTCGGGATGGGTCGTAATCGAACTCCCAGATGTTGATATTTTTATGAGGGCCGGCTTTGATAAGTACGCCGCCGATCATTTCCAACACCTTGCCTGCTTGTCCGCGGATTGCCTTATCTTCATCACGCCAATCGAATCTGCGATTAAACGGATTGGTTGTCAGTGGTGGTGTAGGATCATCCCATTTGTTGCGTCGTATCGGGGTGTGATACTCAGCTTTCAAACCCGAAAGCACCGCCAGAACGGCGAACGGTAGCGGCTTGTCCATCAAAGTGAAATCTTTGAGTTTCTTTTTCGGTTTCTGGCGGAACTGAGGAGGAATTGCCATCGGATACAGGTGCGCTAGAATGCAATTTAGCCGCCAGGCCATTTCGGGGTGAACTTCGAGGTGCGCAGTTCCTTTCAGATAGGCCCGGACACGTAATGCGCCACCGTCCATCGTCAGCCATTCACCGTGACGGATACGGGCCTCCTGGAGCGCGTCATCGGTTACACGCCAACGGGGTTCATCCCGGCCCATAAATTTAGCAATGACCTGCCGGAGATCCTGGATAAAACCACTCACATCGTGATTGGTCCATCCGTACTCGTTAAACACGCGTGCGAGGATCATGCGCTTACCGAAGCCCTCCGGTCGGTTAGTAACATGATCGCCGGAAAGGGCGCGGAAAATGCCGTCTACACGTTCAGCGAAAAATTGCTGCCGAGAGTTCAGCAGTTCCATTATTGTTGGCCGCACCGTTTCCTCTTCAAAATCCGGCGTTTTCATTTCGCGGATCTGCTCATTCCATTCTGTGCGGCGATTGTTTGGCATATATTCGTACACGTCGGTCATATTCAGAGCTTTTTGCCAAAACGTAGAGTTCAGGCTCGCAATGGCCCCTTCGAGTTTAAAAAGTTGGTCGACACTCCCGATATAATGGCGTCGGTCTTGGTTCTGATTCCCCTCCAGGAAATGATGCACCGATGCATGATGTGTGCTAATTACGCCCGCCATCTGCTCAATATCAGCGCGCAGATGCTTGTACTGCCCCAATAATCCATCAACGAGATCGGTGGCTGCTGGAGCAAAAAACTCCTCAGTTAAAATTAATTCGCTCATGCTCACCTCACGCCTTCGACTCAGCCGCCAGGCAGCGCATAATTTCAGCCTCTGTCGGCAACGGCTGGGTTGACACATTCCGGAAAATTTCACGGCGGACGCTGGTTCCCCGTCGGAGTAGATGCTCTACCCGGTGTAACGGCATCTTCAGCAGTCGGGCGATTTGAACTGGAGTGCGGCCAGAAAGATGGAGCTGATAAATCCCGGTGATGACTTTGCGCCCGTATACATTGCGGTTGCCAATCTTCACCACAGGGCTGTCATCGCCTTGAGGCCGACTGACAAACGGAGCCCTTACCGGCGGTTGATAGCACGCTCTCGTCCTTGCTCGTGCCGCAGCATTCAGGTTATCGATGATTACCGCACCATAATCGCACCCATCATCGACGCCAATACGACGCTCGTTGATTAATTTGTTAATTTCTACAGCCATTGGTCATACCTCGTACTTACAGGGAATTCTTGTATTCCGTCGCCACGCGCTGCACACGACGGCACATATCGATATCGAACATGCCGATGTGGCACTCAGCCCCAGGAATGCCGAGTTGCTCGGCCAGCCATTGGTACGCGTCCGCCCGCTTCATCCCGAACTCTTTCCACAAAGGATCGAAAGCAGCGTGTGCAAGCCGCTTGGCGGCGCGTAGCTGGGCATTCGCCAATCGGCCAAGTGGCATTGCGTTACTGTCTCGATGGCAGCCGACATAGGCTCCACATGGATCACATGACCAGTAATACCCATTCGCCAAATCCTTCCGATGCGGGTAAATAACAAAGCCCCTCACCAGCGCGGCAGGCTTCCCGCAGTAATCACACGTCACTAGCCGATTAATAGTATTTGTTTCCATCTAACCTCCCACGTACGGCTGCTCGCCGGTTTCTTTGTATGCCAGGCTTAAATAGCCCCGCCATGCGTTACGGCACTCGAATTCTTTCGCCATCCGCAATCCAGCTTTCGAGTATTTTTCCTTGGCAATTTCTTCCGCCCTGTTCTGAGGCTTCTTGCGAGAAGTAATTAGCCGGTTAAACGCCCCATCGAAATCAATAAAATTTGATACCGGATGCGAAACAAGCGGTGGTGATAACGTTTTCCAGTCGTTCGCGATACAGTGCAAAATCACCGAGTCGGGTGAATGCCCCTGCTGCCGAAACTCCTCCAGCCGCTTAATGTTCGCCATTGCCGCACGTTTTGTTTTCACCGGTTTCCCCAGCTCGATGCAAAACTCTCCCCACTGACGCCATATTTCAGGCGATAGCCATTCAGGTAGTTCAATCGAATTAAAATCAAATTGCCCCTCCCCGTTCCCCTTGGGGGGTAAGGGGGGATCTTTTATATCTTCTTCTTCCTCTTCATCTTCATCTGGTAACCCCTTTTGTGCCTTTTTTGTAACGCCGTGAGCGTTACTGTTTGGTGCTTCACTGCGTTGCGAATCGCGTAAATTTGCAACGCGCCTATTTGTAAGTGCCCGTTTTTTCGTGGAATTCCCGTTATGCCGCTCGAAGTTTGGAAAAACCAGCTTTTCGCCATCCAGTGCCAACCATCCAACTTTCAGCATTGCTTCGGCGAAACCTCTCACAAAAGTGATCCGATCTATCGCACTTTTAGTAACGCTAACTGCGTTACAATCTGCGTTACCGTCAATTGTTTGTTGATCTGCCCAAGACCACAGGCGGATTAGCTTACCGAGTACCGCATCAGGGTCTAATTCCAACAATTCAGCAAGCTGGTATACCTCCGGCTTATCTGGAGTAATTACTTCGACTTTTATCCAACTTGATGCCATATACGCCTCGACTGTATTAACTTTGTAACGCTGACAGCGTTACTTTTTGCGAGAATTGGCGTTGCAATTTGGCTTCCCTTTCACACGCTTTAATGGTTTCGCATAGGTTTTGGCGATCGCTATACTGCTTGCGATAGTTGCATTTGGCCGGCTCGCGTAATGATTAGCACCACGCATTGCCGCCGAACGAGCCACATCGATTGAAATACCTTCACGCACCAATTGATCGCGGATCTGCACCTCGACCTGTTCTTTCGTAAAATTAGCCATTGGTCATACCTCGTTATCCCCGGCAGTAAATGCCGTTATGGGGTCTGCTTCGTAACACATGCAACGCTTCTATTGCGTCGTTGATTTCCTCGTCCGCTTCCGGCAACTCCAGCAGTGCGGCACTGACGGCCTCGGCAAATTCCTTTTGTGCCCTTGCCACCTGATACTGGATTGTTCCGTAACGCCGCTGCTCCAACGCCTTCAAAATTGCAGGCTTTAAGGCTTCGATTTTTACTTTCGCTTTCCTGCTGCCACTATCCAACCAGCGGAAAATATTTTGCATGTTGTTATGTGTCGCCCCAGGGGCCTCGATCGGATACAAAGGCAGATCCCCGCCTCCTAACTCGAAATAGTGCTGAGTAATCTCCGCAGCCACCGTTTCCCGTTTTGTCGCATTGGCCCAGCGGCGTAGCTCAATGCAGATCGCTTCATAATTGATTTCCATAAGTCAGTCCTTAATCGTCCGCGATGTTATTGTTGATATTCAGTGGCAATCCGGACGTAGGGTTAGGATGAATATCCGGCCGAAGTTCATGGGGGGTAATCCCCGTGAGTTCGTAAATTTTCATCAAGTGTCGTTCTGGCACTTTCCCCTTATCTCGATGCCTCCATTGGCTTACGGTCATAGGTGTTACTTCTAGCGCCTTAGCTAAACCAGAAGCACTCCTAAAGTTTTTAATTACTTCGTCTAGCACTGTCATTTTGGACTCCGTTGGTTAACGACATGGACATTAAATAATTTATTTATAAAGAATGTCAACAAAATATGTAGTTGATGCATTAAACCTAATGTTTATAATCATGAAATGAAAGAAAAAATATCGAATCCAGTGTTAGCATTCGAAGAGCGCATGGCTCTTCTTATGCATATGAAAGACCTGAAAAAAGCTGATCTTGCGCGTATGGCTGGAGTCAGTGCTCAGGCCGTTAACGGCTGGTTCAATCGGGGTGAGGTTGGAAAAGCCTCCGCTAAGAAGATTGCAGCGGCTACTGGCGTATCGGTGGATTGGATATTGGAAGGTGGCCCTGAACTCCATGAGTTGAACGCGCATCGAGCCAAGCGCCTTGCTGATTGGTTTAGCGAGCCTGGATTCCCCGAAGAAGAAGCTGGATTTTTTGAAGATCTAGTTAATGGGAAAGCAGCCTTCACTGATAAAACTGCCAGGCGGATTGAGCAAGATTATGGATTACCTTTCAATCACTTAGATGCCGGTAATAGCTCTGTTTCACCAACAAAGTTAAATGATGAAGATAAAGAACTTTTATTTTACTTTCATAAACTTACAAGCAAAGCCAAGCAAGAATTCCTAGAGAATGTAAAAAAGCAGGCTGATTTTTACGACAGCATGTTCGAGGAACTAAAAAAAATGAGAGGATAACTCTCTAAAAATCAGAAGTTTACTCACCGCCCCTGTGGCGGTTTTTTTTCATCCCTAGAAAGACTATAAATATAATATTGACACTTATATAAATATGATATTTAATCGGTACATCAACAGCACAGCAGTGCTCAGGTACAAAGTTCTGACAGCCGGAAAGACGGCGAGGTATGACCAATGGATTTCACTACACGGCAGAGGGTTACACGATGTTCGACATTACAAAAACCACCTTCAACATGGCACAAAAACGCGGGCTAACGCTGACCGTGGAAAAACTTGATAACGAGCATTGCCTCTGCGTCTGGGAATCCCAAAACGATATGGAATGGCTGTTCAGTTACACGCTGACAGGTGCGGGGCTGCAATGGAGAGCGAACGTTTATCTGCCGCACGAACTAAAGGAAGAACTGCCTGCACTGATCCCTAACGAGAAGAAGCTGCGCGAAATGGTCGATTTCATCGGTAAAAACCGTCATCTAATCAAATAACACCCACCGCACCCGGAACGCGAGAATTAACGAGGTATGACCAATGATCAACACAACTATTCCACATAGCGGCAAGCAAGCCCGATATCGTAATAAACGCACCGGCGCTGCATGGGTGGCTCATTACGATATTCACTGCAAAGTATATCGGTTCGAACCTACCGGCAACCTTCGGGCAATCAAGTCAGCGTTCGAGTCCCGTAGCGTTCCACCTTATTTCGAGCCTGCCGGCACTCATTGAAAATGCAACACCAGGGAACGGTCGTATATTCCCACCCGTAGAGGTAGGTAATACGACGCCGGAAACGTAACCGGCACCTAATTTACTTTTAATCTAGCTAATTAATTTAGCTGCGGATTCCCATTACCTAAAGCCGGAGTAATGCCAATGAGCAAGGAAATAATTTTTAAATTAGCGCAGGTCAGCAAGAACGTAGCCAAAGTATTTTCAAATGGTGAAGTCGCTGGATATATCGCACTCCCGGAAAACGAGCATCAAAATCAACGCCCTTTCGCCATCACCCATAACGGTAAAAATATTGGGTACCGCCATTGTGAGCTGTGCGCGATAGAGGCTGTTATTCGTCGCTTCGAACGCATTCACCCGGTACTAGAAATTAACCTTATCACTGAAGAAGATGCGGCCCGGACTCTAAGTGTCAACATAATCTCTATCCACTGATTGCTGTGTAGTTTCCCCGCCGTCGCTAGCGGGGCTTTTTGGAATATTGAAATGCGTCATGCGTTTCCCTTCCGGGGCGTCAACTCGCAGGGCGCATTTCAATATCAACCTGATACTCAATGGAGAGTAGATATATGGCTATCGACATTACCATAAAAATAGAAAGCATCGGTTCAATTGTGAAAACCGGGTTTCGCTCAGATTTGGAGGTAGAACTCTACTCTGCTGAATTAACAGAGGCGGTCGACGCGAAAGCCATTGTCGGTGAATACGGCAAGGACGAATTGCTTGAAGCAATTGGTGAAGAATATGTCCAGAAATGGTTAAAGGAACAGGGGTTCACTGTTTCTGACGGTGATGACCTATGACACCGAAAGTATTCTCACCTGCTGCTTCACGAAAGGCACAGGTTGAATATTGCCGTAAAAATCACGCACCACATTACGCGCCAATCGACGGTATTTGCTTTCGCTGCAAGAAAGATATTTACCAGCAAAACGGAATTGCCGGACATACAACCGGTATTTCTCTTGAGGAAGCAGGATCGAAAGTCATCGTTTATTGCCCGCACTGCGGCCGCAGTTACGACGACTAAAAGTAAAAAGGCCCGCACAAGGCGGGCCAGTCTACCGGCTTAACGTCCCGGTGACGGCGGAGTCAGCGACCAAACCGACTCCTGCGAGGTATGACCAATGGCTTCCACCACTGGACGCCGCAAGTATAGCGAGATTCACATGAGAAAGACAACCTTTAGCGTTTTAGCCTGCTCGGTGAACATCATCAGTTCAGAAAGCAACCACCCAATGCAGGCAATTATCACCACATCTAATAATGCGGTTATTTCAACCGTTAAAGACCTGGTGGAAGTCGGTTTCATTACCGTCGAAGAGTTGCTTTCATTGGCTGTCGAGCAAGTAAAGAACTGTGATGCGATTTCACTGAGGCATGTTTTACCACATGCCGTTCTCAATGAATTAATAGCAGCACATAACTCTATTTCCAAAGAAATGTAAGCGAGGAATGACCAATGCCTTTATTTACGTGTGGGTTCCCCCCTAAAAAATCAGCTGCTGCCAATGGCACTGTTGCATTAGCAATTGCTGTTGAGGCCAAGAATGCCAAGCTAGCAGAAATGAAAGCGACAATGCTGCTGGAAGAGGCTTTCCCCAATTCCACCAGTAACTTTTTCAAACCCAAAATTTGCGCTGATCGCGAAGGGCTGCCACGGCCGCCTGTTGATCAATTCGACGCTGATTGGATGACTAAAAATCAGTGGAATGAAGAAACTAAAGAATACGAGGCAATCGAGCTTCCAGAGCAGGATGGAAATGGTGAGGCAGGACTCACATCGTCAAAAACGATTTTCGAACTGCCTATCGACGTCCGGGTCGCATATATCTTGATGTACGGTTCAGAGCCTGATGCTGTCGATATGGAGCACCTTTCTAACGCATATGACCTGATCAACGATGACGAGGCTGAACCACGTCTGCGCGCGATTGTTGATGCTCTGCCCCGCGTACCACAAGTTAAGTCAATGCTGGTTACCTCAGTGGAAAAGTTGATTGAAGCTATCCAGGCGAAATCACCGGCGATGACAACATGGCCAGAGGTCAAAAAGTTTGCAGATACCTGGGTACAAACCGCAAATGCCGACAGGACACCAGCAGCCGCTAATAAAGATGTGACCGTCACTCGCACTTACGACATGCTCGACAATGAAATCGCATTAGCAATCAAAGGCGTTAATCCATTACACGCCAAAGCGGCAGATGTAACGGCAGCAAAGGAGTTGATCAACCAGCGAGATCAAACATGGCGGGCATGGAGCATGTCGTTGCGGGTTATCGTCGGCATACTCGACATCGATCGCGAAATCATTTTCAAAATGATCACAGCTGGGCTTTCATATCCCGAGTTTTCCACAAACTCGGACCTGAGGCGGAAATTCATTCACAAATGCCTCTCTGAACGCTGTGGGATGACTTTTGATGCAGAAGAAAAGCCTGGCTCAAATGCGGCAAGCAAGGCCGCTGATAGCAAGCAAAAAGAGCCATCAGGTCAGGATGAATCGCTCAAAGTACAGAGCCTGGGTGATGGCAAATTCAGCATTGACGGATTGATGGGTAATTCGGAAAAAACGATTGAACCAGCCAAAGAAACTGTGGTTGTCCCTTCCCCATCTGTCACGACAACTAAAGCAGAGGTGCAACAAGAAAATAAAGCACCAACCGCTGACGATGCGATTACCACAGACGATTTCCAAACTCGCGCATCCGTACTCGAAAAGGAACTTGACTCAAAAGAAGGCGATGCAGCGAAGAACCTCGATATTTGGAAACGCGTTCAGCGGACTGACCCAGCTCGAACTAAACGGAAAGAGACCCGCGACAATAGCGGAAAAGTTATTCGAACAGTAACGAGCATTCGGCCGACATACCAATATATGCGTGCCACGGAAATATTCGGCCCATTCGGCATTGGTTGGGGCGTTGATGTGCTTGAAGAACGATTCGATCCCGGCATCCCGTTAATGGAAGGCATTATTGATAGCGCCGGCCGTGAAACGGGTAAGAAAGTCATGCGTGATGGCGATGGGAAAGTCCTTACGTCTCTCAATCACACGATGAAGATAATGCTCTGGTACAACCATGCTGGTGCCCGCGGCGAAATCATCGCATACGGCCACACCAAATATCTGTATGCAAGTAAGTTTGGTCTGAGCGTTGAAGAGGAACCAAGCAAGAAAAGCCTCACTGACGCCACCACCAAAGCCCTTTCATCACTAGGATTTAGTGCCGATGTTTATTTGGGTATGTTCGAAGATAACGAATATACACAAGAAAACGAATATGAGCACAGCATTAAAAATGCAAGCGCCAAGGCTGAAGACTCAGTGCGCCTGAGAAAAGAATTGGATGAACGATTCAAAGCCAACACCGAAACAATGCGTAATGCGGTCACAAGCAATGAAGTCGTTAAAATCAGCTCATCTCTAACTCGTGTTATTGGTTCACATATTAAAAGCGCCAAGGCTGTTGCAGACACTGAACATGTTAAATACCTCGAAAGCCGCTTGACCCGGCTTGAGGAAATTAAAGTTGAGTGCCTGGCTAAATTTGAAGAGGAGAAAAAATAATGAGTACCAGAACTATCGATTTAGCAATCGAAATGAAAAAACTACAGGCGTTAGCCGAAGATGGCGAACTTACCCCTGAGATGATCAAAGACACCCTTGAGGGGTTAGAGGGAATGGTCGGCGATAAACTCGATGCAACCATGGCTGTTGTCCGGGGTTTTGAAGGGCAAGCCAGCGTCTGTGATGCTGAATCAAAACGCCTGGCAGCCCGCAAGAAAAGCTGGGACAACCAAGCAGGACTACTGCGGAAATACATTCTTGAATGCCTGCTAACATCCGGATCCGACACTATTAAAACGGATCTCAATACATTTACGGCCCGGAAAGGCTCACCGTCTCTTGTGATCGATGACGAAGAGTTATTGCCAGATGACTACGTTGAATCATTTACCGAAGTCGTTAACAGAGTGAAAAAAGACGAGCTGAAAAAAGCGATCCTTGCTGGTACAGAAATTAAAGGTGCCCACATCGAAACAGGCCCACGCTCTTTGCAAGTTCGTTAACTGATTTTTAAAAATCAAAACTACACCGGCCAGCGCGTTAACCTGTTGGCCGGTCGTATCGAGGTATGACCAATGGCACGTACTCAGTTATTAATGGACTGGGCGATAGAGGAGTTCGGAGTAGACGATTGCCCGAGTTACACAACCATTCTTCATTATGCAAAAAACAACATGATTGACCCACCGGCAAAGAAAGCCGGTCGCTATTGGCGTGTGGACAAAGGAGCTAGATATATAGGGCTTTCATGCAAACCTGTGACAAAGAAAAACGACGATCCCCGTTTGCTGAGGATTTTAAATGATGGGCAGGCCTCGTAAATTTGCGTTAAACATCCCAGGACTGTATTGCAGCACAGATAAAAGAACACAGCGCATATATTGGAAATATAAACATCCGCTCACAGGAACCGTTCATGGTTTAGGGACAAATGCCGAAGAAGCGAAGGCAATAGCTATTGAAGCCAATAATCGATTATCGGAACAGCAGCTGCGTAACACACTGGCGGTACGGGACAAGCTGAGCCGTGCGGTCGGCGGGAGCATCAGCGTTTCAACATGGCTGGATCGTTATCTGGTTATCCAGGAGGAGCGCAAGGCCGCAAATGAAATTTCTGAGAACACTGTGAAGCAAAAGATAGCACCCGTTAAAGCTATGCGTAACGCATTGGCCTCTAAACCTATATGTGATGTCGATACTCGCGATATTGCTGACATTCTGGATGATTACAAAAAGCAGGGCCACTCAAGAATGGCCCAAGTCGTCAGAACAACTCTGATCGATGTTTTCAAAGAAGCCCAGCACGCCGGCGAAGTTCCTCCAGGGTACAACCCGGCCGAGGCTACAAAAAATCCACATAACCGCATAGGCCGTGAACGTATGATCTTAGATGAATTTAATACCATGCTCAGCGTAACGCCACCACCGTTCGAGTACATGAAAAATGCGATGTTGCTGGGCCTCGTTACAGCCCAGCGACAGGGCGACATTAGCAAAATGCAGTTTTCTGACGTGTGGGACGGCCACTTACACGTTGAACAGATAAAAACCGGGGCTAAGGTCGCGATCCCGCTATCCCTTCGCTGTGATGCCATTGGCATGACTCTGGAACAGGTAATCACTCAGTGCCGAGATCATATCGTCAGCCCTTACCTTGTCCACTACACGCACAATACGGCAATGGCCAGACGGGGAGGTATGGTTAAGCCCAACACTATCAGCACAAGTTTTAAAAAAATCCGTGAGCTATCGGGGTTATCTTGGAGTAAAGGTACCCCTCCCAGCTTTCACGAGATCCGTTCGCTAGCGGAGCGCTTATACCGGGAACAAAAAATCAATACTAAGGATTTGCTTGGGCATAAAAGCCAGCGCCAAACCGATCGATACAACGATGACCGAGGCAAAGAGTGGAGAGTTGTTGGTGCGTAAAATGCGGTCATTTTTCATACCGTTTTGCAGAAGAGTTTTGCAGAGGTTTTGCAGAAGATTTTTTTAGGCGGGAAAAAATACGGGAGCATCTTGCCCCCGTTAACATTCGCTACAATGGAGTAACTTACATATGTTTAACGATAGCGTCGCCAAACTCTGAACATTTCAGCAGCTTAGCGCCTTCCATCAGGCGTTCGAAGTCGTAGGTCACGGTCTTGGCGGCGATGGCGCCTTCCATGCCCTTAACAATCAGGTCAGCCGCTTCGAACCAGCCCATGTGACGCAGCAGTATATTGCTGACAGCAGATCAACAAATTGATTTTTAATACAAAAACTGATTTCAGTGGGGTAACTTACGTCATTTAACGCAATTTGTAAGCCATTGATTGAATGAAATGTTTGCTGGGTTTTGATAATTCATTTTTTGAAATTTCCATGCCTTGCTATCTGTGAATACCCTATGGTCGATAACCCTGATAACTCCAAAAACTTGACAACTCAAACGAGGTGGTTATAATAACCCCATCAAAACAACACAGAGAGCCGGAGGATGGATAGCAGGAATGCAATAGCAATGATTGAAGCCGATGGGTGGTATCTGGTGAGAGTAAAAGGCAGTCACCACCAGTTTAAGCACCCAACGAAGAAAGGGCTGGTAACGGTAAAACATCCACAGAAAGACATACCGCTGCCAACACTGAAAAGTATCAAGAAACAGGCGGGGCTCTAAGCCCCACCTCTTGGAGGTTAACATGCTGTATCCAGTTGCTATTGATAAAGGCGATTCATCCTTCGGCGTTCGCGTACCTGATATTCCTGGCTGCTTCTCCGGGGGCGACAACTATCAGGATGCGATCGAGAGTGCGCGTGAAGCCATTGAGGCGCATATCGAATTATTGGTTGAAGATGGCGAAGCCGTGCCGGAAGGAACCAACGTTGAAAACTGGCTATCTGATCCAGATTACGCCGGCGTCGTATGGGCGCTCGTCGATGTGGATATCACGCGGCTTATGGGCAAGGCGGAGAAAATTAACGTGACACTCCCCTCATTGCTGATCCGCCGTATCGATCAGTTTGTCGCCGCGCATCCTGAGTACGGTAGCCGTTCTGGCTTCCTCTCACGGGTTGCAGCTGATAGAGTGATAAGCAGTGAAAATCGTTAAGCCTCGCAAGAGGCTTTTTTAACCAAAATGGAATTGGTAATAATATGCTCAATTATATAACCATCTTATTTAAAAGAAAAATAAACCCAGAACATGCCCGATTAATCTTCAACACATCACATTTATCAAAAAAGCGAAGAAACAAAGCTCTATCAAAATCTGGGATTCTACTGAGCAAGCAAACACAAATTACCCCGCCATTTTATTATGAGTATGGCAACATCAATCTAATTGGTGATGTATTTGTAAATGCTAATTGCACCTTCCTTGATGATGAAAAAATAATTATCAACGATGGTTCTATGATTGGCCCTAACGTAACATTATCAACTGTAAGTCACCATGTAACTCCTGAAAACAGACATGATAAAAACATCACCGCTCCAATTACTATAGGTGAAAATGTCTGGATATGTGCCGGCGCTGTTATCCTCCCTGGAGTTACTATAGGTGATAACAGTGTCATCGGCGCTAACAGTGTAGTTAATTGCAACGTTCCAGAAAACACTTTATATGCTGGCACGCCAGCGGTATTCAAAAAGAATTTATAATTTAGCTGGCCGGCTTTTTCGGCCAGCCATCCTTACTATTAACATCTATTCTATTTACCTGTACCCTATACTTCCTCCACTCAAGTAAATTAGCTTTTTCGCTTTCTGTTGCCATTCCCATATCTACCGCGTCACTAAGAATAGAAATTCTTTCAGAAGCTTCATTTAGTAAGTGCCTTTTTGTTTCTTCTATCTTTATTGTTTCAACATCAACGCCACTCTCAATATAAGCATTACCATCCCAAACGTAACCATTTTCTGACTTGGAAACAATAACCTTACCAAATTCTCCAGCCAGTGCTCTTTCATATATTTCTCGTCCGTGTTCTGTTGAATCATTTGGTATTGCTGTAAATGATAATGGTTCTTCCGATATGGTTGGGAATATTACATCGCAATCGATGTAACTCTCTATATTTGTAGTTCTGCACTTTTTAACTTCTTTATATTCCATCATGACACCCTCACAAATAAGCTAACACCGTAATGCCTGTTGCCGCCCTCGCTATCAGAAATACATAACCCCAAGCATTTCCATGTCCCTCCTAACTGACCCTCAGCAAACAGGGCAGCCCAGTTACCACCGCCTGGATAGCCGGTAACCCCGGATGGCGATAAGTTAGAACCAGAAACCAGCTCTCCATAACCTACTCTGGAGTTTTGAGGGTTCAAACGTGCAAATGCGAGACTGCCAATCGCATCAGTATTAACCTGTACGGGTGGCTGCGGGCGTTGTGGGCCATAAGTATTGTTATTTATCCAGTTACTGAGATACCCTCCCCAAACAGAACCCCAAATGTTACCGTCCTGATGGTATCGAGTTCCGGTTGACATTGTGATAATTGGATAAGTACCATTCAGCGCGAGTGATCCATCATTCTTAAAGGATGGGTAAGCATCTAATCCGCCAGAGTGAATATGGAAAGATAATGTTCCGTATTGACCTACAGTTTCAAGATAATAAATATCGGCATACTGATCGCCCGAACCTTGAATGTGTAATCCATTGGACTGGTTAAAACTTTGTCCATTATTTGTGTATGGGTATATTCCTGTCTTGTAAATGTAATCCGAGTGATTAACTGTAAATTTAGTTGAAAAATTTACAGAGCCATCACTGGTTGAGACGGCAAAAGGTCGCAGGTCATTAAATGTCCCCCACTGGTCACCAGCATTGGTAAGCATAAGATACAGCGCGTTACCGTCATTGCGCCAGAAAGTGCCATATTGCCCGGAAACAATACGATAAGAATCTGCATAAGTGGTGCCTAGCGGGCCGCTCATTCTGTCACCGGTTTTTGCAACAGCATTGATATCAGCAGCAGTAGGTTTAAACCTATCGGTATAAATTCTCGCCCAGGTAATCCCGCCAGCCTCTGCTTGTGAAATGCCGACATACGCCGCCAAATTACCGCCAACAACAGCAACGTAGCCTGAGGATGGTGCCGCATCCATAGGCAAGCATACAACGCCAGCTGATACGTTTCCGGACACTGCAGGAGGCTTATTGGCTGACGAAGCATTTACGCGGAAAAACTGCGCGATGTTACTGTAAGCGTCGCTTTTGGCTATTGGCCCGACCCCCAAACCAGCTGTGCCCATTTCCATCACATTACCACTACCTGTGCCGACGTTTTTCGTCGCAGCAGTACCCAATTTAAGGTTACCTCGTGCTTCAGCTACGTTCGCAAGATCCGACAGGTTATTCGCCTTTTTCAAAAAGCCCGGATCGGTGATCGCCTTCTGTATCGCCAGATACAGCTGATTATGTTTTGATTTGTCCAGCGCAATGCCGTTACTCTCGATGGCGTTGGCGACCTCTTCCTGCACCGCGTCCCACATATCGCTGTTCAGATCGGTAGCGCGGCGCCCGGTAGCCGGATCGCCGTTGGTAAAACCGTTCTTCCCCGGCCCAAATTTATCAATTTGCGCCGTAGGCGTATCAATTCGATGCATCGTTTTCTCCTTCAGGATAGGCAAAGACCACCACGGTGTGGGATGGGCATAATTTTTCGATAACGCATTCCACCACCGTATCGCCCCAGGTACGAATAGCGCTATTGCACGCGCTGGTGCAGGTTTGCCAGGCTACGGTGGCATCAGAGGGAATATTCACGCGCCAGTAATAACGCCACTTATCACCCCACTCCGGATCCGGGGTCGCATCCAGATTCTGAAATTGTTCAATGGTCGCCGTGTGATAACCCAGCGCATCCAGCTGTTGGCGGTAAAACCGTTCGTTAATCCCGCCCGGGATATTAATTTTTGCGTCAAGTCGCTGCTGGCGTTGACGCAGTGTTTGCACGCCGGGGGGCGCACAGGAATCGGGCAGCCCACAGAGCGTTTCGTAACGGCCGATCAACTCAACCGTCTGCGCCGGGTCAATCTCACGCATCAGGTCTTCGCCACGCTGGTGAACGGCGGCCAAAGAAGGTGCCAGACCGTTCAACAGCGGGCTGTCTCCTTCCCAGGCCGGCCCCGGCGGCAGCAGATGATAAAGCAGCCGGGTGTAATCATCTTCAAGTGACATGCGTTACCCCGCGCTGTAGTTTGACCAGGTGACCGTTCCCAAAACGGGTAGCTCCACGTTACCCAGTTTGATATTGGCGGTCGGCGCATCCAGCCGGTGTGCATATTCGCCGGTGGCGATGCTGATGGCTTCGCTGATGCGCGACAGGTGTATCGTTCCCGAAGGAATGCCGTCACGCAAAAACAGCGAATTAAGCTCGGCAATGACGGCCGCCCGGATCTCCGGCGTGTCTTTTGCCAGGGCAATCGTCATGGGGATCACCTTCTCGGTGGCAGGGAACACAAACAATCCGCCTCCCGCAACCGGCGCCAGGGGTAAGATGTGTTCCCGTACGGCGGTCACCGTTTCAGCCGGTGGCGCGGGATGGGTGGCATCGCCACTGGCGACCATCACCCCCACAGTGCCGATCCCCTTGTAATGGCGGAACGTCCAGGCGCGGGTAATGCCGACCACCTCTTTCGCCCAGATCACATAGTCATGATCAGCGCCACCCTGTGGGGTGTAGAACCACCGCTCCATGATGCGGCCACGCCAGGTTTCAAGCGGCTCGATATCTTCCCCGCCCGCCAAATCGTCGGCATAGCCCGTGGAAGATAGCCCCCCTATAGGGGTTACCAGGCGAAGAGCAATGCCATCATCAGCGTTACCCTCTCGCCCGGCGGAGTCAGCTAGTACAGGGGCGCGCAACACTCCGCCGGCCGCCGTGGCGGCTTCGGTGGTGGTGTACGTCTGCTGATCATCGCGCTGCAGCACCGTTCCGGCCGGCAATTCAGGTGTGCCGCTAACATCCTGCCAGCGGACAAAGCCGGCCGCCGCCGTTGGCGGTTTCCGGGGGCAACGCTTCATCGCGCCATGCCGCGCCAGCCAATCAGGATCCGCCTGGTCCGGCAACATGTTCCGCGCAAGATAGTCGATGTAGCCATATAGCGTATGCACGGCCGCTGCCTGCACGCGCGCATATACCTCCGCATCCAGACGACGCAACACCACATCTTCATTGAACCGCGTGAGCAAATCGCTTCTGATCGTCGCGATAAGTTGCGGCAGGGGCGGCCTGCTGAAACCACTGTCAGCCATTGAGTTCACTCCATAAATCGTCAAATGTAATCGTGTGGCGGGTGCCGTCTCGCTGCCACAGTGTGATCGCGGCTGCCAGCATATCGATGCCGGTACGCTCCACTCGCGTATCAATCCGCGCGACAACGCCATCGTCAATCATCCAGGCCAGCGCCTGGTTGATATACGTTCTCGCCAGAGGTGGCGTCTGATTGGTCAGGGTCGTGCGGCGGAGCAGGTATAGCCGGGAGCCTATGCGATCATTTTGTACCGTTGGCCAGGTATCGCCCCACCAGCCCATCGGCTGCTGCGCGTTATCGTCCGGCTCAGCCCGGCGCCAGGAGAAGAGCGATATCACAACCGATCGCGTCAGCCGATCTAGCGGAGCGTTTCCGGGGTAACGCACGCCATTGACGGTCAGGATCATCATTTCATCTCCTGGTTCGGTTTGCCGGTCTGGCCACCGTGAGTATCGTCGTGGTCATGCCCGTTATACTGTTCACGCATTTTGCTCAGCGTGCTGGTTTTATCGGCAATCTCACCATTGGGCACTTCAACCAGCGGCGTGTTAAAGGTGACTTTCTCCTCAGCATTGACAACATAGTGTTTGGTGTTCACCTCTACCCGATTGCCCCGGCGCAGAACAATGCTGTCGCCTTCATCGGAGTACAACGCCACCTCACCACTCTGCAGGCCGCTCAGTCGGTACCGACGATCGGCCACGGTGATCACCACACCGTGCGAACGGTCTCCCGACAAAAACAACGCCACCGCTTCTGCCCCGGGATGTGCCGCGGCCGTAAAGCCGTAGGGTTCCAGATGCTCAACGCTGGATTTGGGGTCACCGGCCACCAGCGCGACATCCACCGTCTGGCATTTGGCTGCACTGTTCAGCCCCCGCACCACCGCGCGGGCAAGCAGGTTTGACAGGCCTCGCTGTATGGCCTCCATCGGATTACGCATCAGAAATCATCCTCTTGTTTGGCCTTTTTCCGCTTCCCGGGTTTCTGTGGCTCTGGCAGGTACGCATCCTCCGGCCCCACGCGTAATTCGGTCACCGTGCCCCCCTCATCCTGGGAATAGGTCACCTCGGCGATCACCATTTCCCGGTTGTTAAAGTCCAGCAGCGGATCGAACACAATCACACGCTGGTTGGGTTGCCACAGTTGCCCGTCTCCCTGGCGCCAGCCCTGCACCGTATAGGTGGTTTCGTCCGTCCGCGCCGCGCGCTGCCGTGCCTCAAACTCACATCTCGCCTGACAGGTAGTGCCGGTCGCATTGCCCGTCTGCTGGATGTAGTGCGGGCGATAGCGTTTGACGCCGCTATCCTTCGCAGTTGACCGAATGGCAGAGATCGTCGCCTCGCCAAAATCATCGTCACCGCCGGCACGCTGGCCAGAAACCTGATAATCCGAAAAGCGATCGCGAATGCTCTGTTCGGTATCGCAACTCAGCACGTTCTCGCCGAAGACCAGCGCGGTCGTGGCGTGCACACTGCCAATGGCACCCACCACCAACCGCCCTTGCGGATCGTCATAGGCCAGTGCCTGCTGCTGACCCAGCAGTTTGTTCAACACCTCATGGACTGTTTCACCGTGATCCGCCTGGACGCCCTGCAGTGAACCCGCCGGGGCGTCGGCATCAACCACGGTAAGGTTGAACGGCTTGGCAAGCTGCGTGGCAATCTGCGCCAATGTCCGGCCGGCAAATTGTGTGGGCGCCGCGGTGCAGTCAATCAGATCCGCCGTTTTACTCCGGCCGGTGATCCCAAAGGTAATGCCCCGGGCGTCGTAACGTATCGGCGTGGCCTCTACCCAGCCGGTGATCACCAGGTCATCACCGATCAAGACTTCGACGGCATCCCCCTTCTTTACCCGCGGAGCGAGCGGGACACTGCCCGACTCCCCCGGCCATTGGCGGGTTATCTGCACGTTAAAATCCCTGGCCAGACGCTCAATGCCGGCCGCGATCTTGACGGTAGTCCAGCCGCCCCACTCGCGGCCGTTCACTCTCAGCGTGACGGTATTATTCATCGAACGGGTACCCTCAATGGCTGAACGGGAATAAAGCCGGGATGCTTCACGGCATTACGCCCCGTAATGTCGGTTTCGCGGGCGGCGTTGTCATACCAGGTGGCGGCAAGCACCAGCGCCGGCAACACGTCTGGTGGTGTACGGGTCACCGTTTTTTCCACCTGCGCCAGGCGTGTCGAAATATCCCGGTTGGTATCCGTGCGAACCCGGTTAAGGGAAAGGAAAAGGCCATCATCGGCCGTGCGCTGCAGCTCGGTATCAATGACATGATTAAGCCCGGCGCGCACGGCGATCAAATCGTCCCAGGTTACGGGCGCCGGCACAGAATTATCCATGCCGGCATCATTGAGCGCCGGATGTGACACAACGGGCGTTGCGCTCTCAGGTGATCGCTGGTTGACTGGCGTTTTGGGCTGAGGAAGCAGCGTCACCGTATAGGCGGCTTCGCTGATGGCCGTGGTGCGAATGGCTTCGGCAACGTAGTTCTGCTGCGACTTCACAACCTGGGTTGTCGTACTGTCAGTATTCCATACCCCCCGCGGCGCCAAATCATGCCCCAGCGTCACACCGGAAAGCGTGTCGATCAGCGTCACCAGATCCGATGCATCACCGGTGAGGCGATTGCCGGCGCGCCACATTTTTTGCAGGGCATTGACAAAGTTCATGCCAGAAGACGGCGGCATCAGCAGCACCGACAGATCCCCCTGCAGTAAACGCGCCGCCGCGGCAATCCCCTCATCCACCATGGTGAAGGCATCCGCCACGGTATTTATCATCGCGGTGGCCTGGTCGAGCACATCACTCTGAATAAAATCCGACAGGCCCCCCAGGCCAAAACTGGAGAAGGCGTCGCCAATACTGTCGTCAAGGGCCGAGCAGGACGAGACCAGCAATTGCCCTGTCGCCACGCCCGAAGTCGGAAACGACAATTCCCCCGCTTCAACGAAACTGAAGCTGATCCGGCACATGCGCCCTTCGTTGTTGCTGTGACTGACGCGCACTTCACCATCAACGCAGATGGCCATTTCACCGTAGTTGGGGTGTACCAGCGTTCCCGGCCCCGGGGTATCTACAGCCGCAATGAGCCGATCGCGCTGGTCAATGTAATCATCCCCGATCAGGTAGGCGCTGATCGTGAATCGCCGCGTTGCCCGCCCGAGATCTTCGGTATAGGGCTTATCCCGATTGGGATATTCATGCGTCTGCACCCGGCGGCCGAATGTGCCTTCGTCACTTTCAACACTGAAAGGCACACCACGGAACGACGCGGGCTGCAGCCTGCTTTTCCATCCAGCCATAATGACTCCAGGCGTAAAAAAACCCGCGGCGCGGGTCAGGGTTTGGCAAATCGGTTATAGCCGACATCGTAGGAAATACCGGGAGGCAGCTTGCTGTCCGTCTGCACCTTCATACCTGCCGGCATATTCTCAAACTTGAACGTAAATTCACCGCCCGGCGGCTGTTGCGGCGAGGGATTGACCGGCCTGAGCAGGGAAACCGAAGGTTGATACTGCCGCCCCTGGTTTTCCTCTCTGCGCCAGGGCAGCAGCTTTTTCCCCAATGCATCAACGCTATCGAGACCAGGCAGATCATTGAGCGTGCGTGTCACCACGTTGTCTTTCAACCAGGTGAACCGCTCCTCCAGCGGATCGGCTACGTACTCTTTGGCGGTGAGCGCGGCGCCGATCGTCCCCAGACGGCCAAGAGCCATCACGCCACCGCCGAATAACCCGGTACCCTTTGTTACCTTCCCAAGTTTCCCCATCTCTTTCGTCACGCTGCCGATGGAGCTGACCATGTCAACGGACCACTTGATCACCATGAAGGCCAAGATGCCTTTAAGCACGGTCTCCCACCCACCGATGGCATCAACCACCTTGTTGATCTCGGCCAGGGCGGATTGTATGGTCGGGCCCACGGTATCCCAGTTATCGACGATCAGCCCGCCGGCCAATACCAGCAACGTCACCAGCTTGCCCAACGGCGACATATTCATCACGGTATTGAGCAAGCCAAATGCCTTTTTCACCGCACCCACCGCGCTGGCAGTCCCCAGCAAATATGCCCCAAACTTGGCAACAGACTTGAGCAACTCAGGATTTGCCTTCACCCAATCACGCAGTTGTTCGATAAATGGCATCAGCTTGCCGATACCCTTGTTTAGCGCCGGCAGGAACATATCTCCGATCGTCACACTGACCGCGCTCATCTGGTTTTTGAACAGCTGGATGGCATTCGCTGTCGTGGCGGCGCGCGCGGCGTACTCCTTCTCCATTGAGCCGCCGTAGGCCTGCTGGTCAGCGACTTTGGCAAAGTTTTTCCGCAACAGATCAAGGTTGGTCAGCAGGGGCGCGATCGCCCCCAGAGACTCCTTGCCGAACAGCGCTGTCATGACAGCGGCCTGTTTTGCTTTGGGAACCTTCGCCAGCGAGTCCAGCACTTTCAGCATGGCGCCCTTGGCATCTTTCTGCATGTCGGCTGCCAGAGTTTTCGGGTTGATCTTTAACGCTCTGAGCGCCCGTTTCTGTGAAGCTGTAGCAGCGCCACCCGCGGTCAATGAAAGCATGAAGTTCTTGATGCCCGTCGAGGCGATCTCGGACTCCACCCCCATGCCGGCAATGGTAGCGCCCATTGCCGCAATCTCGCCTGACGCCACGCCGGCCACTTCGCCCAATGGGCCGATCCGGGTAACAACCTCAGAAATCTTGGCCGCACTGGCGGGGCCGGTGTTCCCCAGGTAGTTGATCTTATCCGCCAACCCGACTACGTCTGTCTGGGTCATTTTGAAGGCCGTACGCCACTGCGCCATCATCTGGCCGGACTCTTCCGCGGTCTGGTCGAATGCCACGCCCATTTTTACGGCAGACTCGGCAAAGGAAAGCAGCTCTTCTTTGGCGATGCCCGCCTGGCCGCCGGCCGCGACAATCTGCCCAATCCCCTCGGCGGCCATCGGCAACCGTGTAGACAGGTTCAGCACATCGTCGCTCATCTGCTTGAACTGTGCCGGGGTATCAAAATCCACGACCTTGCGCACATCGGCCATCACCGATTCAAACTCAATGGCCTGATTTATCGGCAATGTCAGCGCCCCAACGATACCGGCACCCACCGCCGCAGCGCCGGTCATAATGGAGGAAAACTCTTTACCGAACCCCTTGACGTTGCGCTGCATCTTCTTCATGGGTTCGGACAGCTGATCAACCGCCGTAATGATCGCCTTTAACTGAAAGCTGTCAGCCACGGTTCATCTCCTCATTGATGCGGATGGCCTCAGCCTCCAGCTCAAAAAACCGGCTCAGTGCGAGCCGGCGCAGATCAAGCGGGTTCAATCGCCAGAAATAGGCAGTGTTGTAGAGCCGCTTTCGGAGTTCCCCGGAGTTTTCGACGCCGTAAAAAAACCGAGAATAGACATTGAGATAGCAAAAACATCAAACAGCGCCAACTGCCTGGCGGAGGAAAGCGGAATACCCGCCAACTCAGGGATATAGGCCAACGCCGCGGCGGAATCCAGCTTGACGCCGCCGGACTCCGTCAGCGAGAACGGCATACCAAATTTCGCTACCTGGTCATACGTGGGCTCCTGCAGCTCAATGACATGCAGCGTCTCGCCGTGCGCCGTGATCGGCTTACTCAGGGTGATTTCTTTCATTGATAGAATCCTTCTTCACCGTGGAATTCCAGGTCGGCGGTGCCTTCCTCGGGGTTATGATTGGCCTCGCCGTGCAACCAGGCGCTACCCAGCACATACACCATCCCATTTGCCAGCTCGGCGGTGATGGTCATGGCCGTAGACGACACCAGCTTGTTGATGGGGAACGCCTTCGGCACCTTAAAGGTGCCTTTCACATAAGGGGCGCGGTGGGTTTCTTTGTGATCCACGTCCCCCGCCAGGCCAATCACATCATCGCGCACCACGGTGTTCATCGGCACTTCAATGCCACCGGTGAGCGACAGTTGCTGACCGTCAATTTTTAGGTAACAGGTACCGGCGATCTTAGCCATCAGGCGGCCTCCTCGTTGTACTGCAGACGGAATTGGTTGAGCAGAGCAAAGACACGCAGCTGATTGACGTAATCCGGTGGGAACAGGACATCCAGGCGGCTCGGGTCATTGGCGTTACGCTCAACAATCAGGTATTTCTGGAACAGCTCGAAGTTTTCAACAATGCCCTCGCGCTCAAGCTGGCGATAGGTCGCGCAAAGCTCACCGCGGATCACCGCCGGCGTCACAATGGCCTGACCCGGGCCAAAGCGTGTGCCATCATTGGCCAGCTTGTGGCGCCCATACTTCGAGGTGATCACCGACTTGAGACGACGCAGAACATAAGCGCTGGTATGCAGCGTTTCGCTGTCCAGATAGCTGTTATCTGCCACGCCGTAGGCATTTTTCTTGTACGTGGTGATATCACGCTGGATCCGCAGGCTGCCGCCTTCCGCATACGCGGTCGCGATACCATGGGTCAGCAAGGACTGCTGCTCCGTCATAATGAAGCGCTTACCCACCGGGGCCGGCATTGCGCCCGTCAACTCTCCGGTCTGCGTCGGCCGGGCGGGATCAATACGCAGGAATACCGCCGCGCGCGCAAGGCGGCCGGCGACCAACTCATCCAGCGGCGTCTGGCAATCCGGCTCATAGCCGGCAACGGTAATATGCTGGTTATTGAGTCCGTCACCGAAAGCCACCAGCTCGGACAAATCGCCCACCTTAGCGGTATACACATGGCCATACAGCTGCCGCATATAGCTCCAGCGGCCGCTGCTGTCGTTCATTTCCATCGCCATCAGCTGCAGGGACGGCATATCACTGAAGGGGAGTCCGATGTAATCAAACGGCGCATCGCCCATGGCTGCCACCGCCGGCGCCATATCAGGGGAACCCGCCCCGCCCTTCATGACGCCAATCTGAGCAGTCAGCCCGGCCGGCACCTCTTCACCACCCACGCTGCCGTAATAGTTCACCGCCAGCGGAATATCGTTACCCGATACCCCTTTGTTGACCGCCGTCAGCGTCACTACCCCCTGCACATCGCCGCCAGACGTTGCCAAAACTTCTGCCTTTACGGGCAGATCCGGACGCGCATTGATAGCGGCGGCGAGTGTTGTGGCAACAGCCTTGGCCTTATCTTCAGTCGCCACCACTGCCTGCACCCGGGTGGTACCGATATACAGGCTGATGCTGCCGGCGGCCGTCGCCGTGCCGGAAAGGGTCACTGTGCCCTTGGCGGCGGTTCCCGAACCATCAGGCAACGCAATCACCCACAGCTCACCAAAGGGGTCAACCTTACGGTAAGCAGCGACCATTCGCGCCAGTTGACTGCCACGGCCGGCCAATTTCCCCGCCAGATCCGCGGAAGGCATGATAACCAGTTCGTTTGCCGCTATCTCCGAATCAGGCAGCGCCATGCCAAACAGCAGCGATGGGGCGTTATCCTGCGCCGTATTTGCGGCGCTGTTGTCCATTTCCGCATAAAACAGCGGAACCCGAACATCCGCCGGGATGTTATTAAAGCTCACGGTCATTGTGTGTTACCTCTCGGTTTGGCCGGTGAATTGTCTTGTTGTCGAACATCGCCGGCCGCCAGCCGACGCATCCAATACGTGCTGGGTTCAACATTCCTTCCGCCTGGTGGCAAAACATCGCCACGCGCCGGGTCGGGAACGGTTCGCCCTTTGTTGGGGATCAGATACATGGGTTACTCGCTGAAATGTATTTCGGTGTGGTGCTCGATCTTCCCATCGGGGCCGGCGCCAGGGTCGATGTAATCCACATCAATCGACAAGGTTTTGAACTCGTCCAGCGCGTCCAAATCGTCCTGTTGGCGGGTGTCTTCCTCGGTTATCTCCCGGTCTACCGTAAAATCGAACTGGTAATAGAGTTCGGCGCGGTTCAAATCGAGTACCGTGCCGCCGGCATAGCAAATGGGGCCGACATCCGGATCCGGCTCCCAGCCCAGCAAGGCTTTCCAAACCTCGGCCCGCACATCGTGCACCGCATCGTAAGACGCCCACTGCCCACGCTCATCGCGCCCGTTGCTCAGCACCACAATGACCGAAAACCCTTCGGTCAAATCCTGCCAATAGTCCGTCTGGCTCTTCTGCTCGCTGGGTGTATCATCGGCCGGCACAACATACGCCGCCGGGAGCAGCAGTTTCCCGACATCGGGGATAGCCTTGAACTGCGCCGCGCCTCCGACCCGGTTTTCAAACCGCGGGCAGCGGGCACGCAGTGCAGCAATAATGTGGGTTAATTTCACGCTGTTTTCCTTTTGCGGCGCTGTGGCCGCAGCGATTTTCGCAATTCACGCGAAAGGGTGTATCGGGTCCAGCTGCGCCGGCGCTCCAATACTTCCACCATGAAGTTATTACGCGGAGCAATCCGCCACTCGGTGCCCCCCGAGGCGCCACGATGATGTTTTTTCTGACGCTTCGCCCCACGGCGAACCCCGTAGAACAGAAACGCAGGGTAAAAAGCCCCGTTAATATGGCGGTTTCCCTCGCCGTTCTTCTGGTTGGGAGAGATCTTCACCATCAAGCCCGGGCGCCGCTTTGAGGCTCGCGGGACGTAGTAACCGATAGAGCGCGCAAGGCGGCCGGTTCGGAAGGCCGGGTTATCCCCCGGTTCCGAGCGGCCACGATGCATCACTAACCGCCGCGCATCGCGCATGTGGATCTGACCGATGCGCACAAAAGCACGCCGAAGGCGGGCACGGTTGAAAACCAACTCTGTCGGTTGCTGGAAATCAACGTGTAAAGACGCTTTCGCCGCCATACCGCTCACTCCTTCGGGTTTCGCTGCCAAGCTCTTCGCATTCCAGCAACAGGAAGCGCCCTTTACTGTTCAGATCGCGCACACGCCGCACCCGGTAAACCTGGCCGGACAATACGACCTCGTGATCGGCGGTAATGCCAGAACGGTAACGCAAGGTGAAGTAATGGGTGACGGTCGTCTCCGTCTGGACCGACGCCTGATAAGTGGCCGCCCCCACCTGCGCCATCTTGGCCCAGGCACGGAACGACTCGGGAAAAGTCGGCGCCAAACCGAAACTGTCTGTCGGTTCATCTACGCGCCGCCGGATAACGATCCGTTTATCCAGCTCGCCCGGGTCGGGCAGCAAATAGCTGGCACTGGTCTGCGCCTGACGGATTTTCATAGCGGGATATACCTGTAGGGTTGCACGTTCCACAGAAAGCCCATCGGCAGGCTGGCCTTTTCAAAGTCCGACACCGCCGAGCGGTTCTCATAGTAGTGAGTCGCCAACAGCAGCATGCCAATCTTGATATCGTCGGGAAGGTGCAGACCATCCGGATCGGACTCGGGGATCTCGCTGTCGGGTGCATAGAGTTTTCGATTAAGAAACGTCTCGGTACGCGTCTGAACCGCCCGGCCAATCAGTTCTAGCAATGCATCTTCCTCTGTAAAATCAGGCTCCAACTTGCACTGCGCCTTGATTTCTTCGAGTTTCAGCAACATAGCTTTCTCCGGTGCCCGCCAAACGGCGGGCACAAAAAAACCGCTTTACGCGGCATGTTGAACTTCGGTTGGCGTCGCTATCAGCTGCTGGCCGATCCTTTACCCACCAGCGCCTTGATGGCAGAGGTATCTTCCAGGATGCAATCGAAGCGGTGGAAAGCGACGAAGCCGGTCTGGTCGAACTCGGCATAACGCTCAACCAGACGCTTGAGGATCATGTAATTGACGCGGCGGATGATGAATCGATTGAAATCGCCGCAGAACATGAACTTCTTGCCGGCGCCAATATCATCGATCTCCTGATCAATCACGTACGGCACGTTCAGCACCGACGCCGGCGCCACGCCGACAATATCCGGCAGCCACAGTGGACGCCCCTGGCCGTCTTCCATTTCACTGATCAGTTTCAGCGTATTATCGTTGAAGGCCAGGCGGAAACGGTCGCCGCGACGGTATGCCGGGTCGATGGAGTGTTTCAGCGTCAGGATCTCTTTCCAGTTCACCGCTGTTGCCGACGCAGTCGCGGTGGTTTTGTTCACGGAAGTAACCAGACCTTTCGGCTGTTTCGGTGTACCGGTGCCGGTACCACGGATCAGATAACGCGCCTCACCGCGGCCGATACGCTCGGCGATCCGGCGGGCAAGGTAGGCTTCCATATCAATCGCGCTATCCTGCAGCAGCTCGTTGGACACGCGGATGATTTTGGATGTCAACTTCAGCGCACCCAGGCTGTCCATGCCGAATTCGGTATCTTCTTCGCCGGCTTCTTCGTTCTCACCCAGCAGCACACCCACCTCATCCGTTCCGTCAGCTGTTGCCCACTCCATGGTTCGGCCGTCAGAGGTGGTCAGGATCTGCGCCACACCGGCGATGCCGCCATAAGCTTTCATCTGCTCAACCACTTTCGCCAGGAAGGTGTTTGGCACGGTGTAGCCGCCCTTCTCATCCGGCGCAACGCCCTGCGCGCGCAGCTCACGCAACGCCTGGCGCTCTTCGGCGGTCAGCTCGGCCGCACCGTGACGCATCCATTTATCGAACACGGCAACGCGCTGCTCAGGATCTTTACCTTTAGGGTCTTTATTCTGCTTTTGGCGCTGCTCCTCTTCCTGCTGCTCAATAAATGATTGATCCAGCGAGCGCAAGGACTCTTCCCGCTCGATTTTCTCATCGACGGCCTGCAGCTCGCCCTGAGCCTTCTTCCACTCGGTGCGCTGCTCATCGGTCCAGGCGTTATCACCAATTTTGTCATGCAAGGCGCGCATGTCGGTGGCGATGGTGTTTCGTTTTTGCTTCAGTTCATGCAATTTGGACGCAGACATAGTTTTTCCTTACACATTAAGTAAAGTCAGGAGGCGCTCACGCGCCATTCGTTGGTTTACGGCATTGGTGATCGCGCCACTATCGCGCGCCTCCTGCCAGGCTTTCAAAGAACGGACGGCAGAATCTGCCGCCTGATAGGCCGGATACGTCACCGGACTGACGTCATACAGCCGGGAGAATTTGTGGATCTCGCGAATAACCACGCCTTCCTCGTCCTCGTACCAGCGATCGCCGTCGCGGGCTACGCGGAACGCAAAGGACGACTGGTTAATGTCGCCGCGTTGCATCGGCGCCAGCACCAGATCGCGGATGGTCTGGGTATCCGGCGCCTCAATGTCATATTGCAGACCACGCTCATCTACGGAAACCTTGAGCGTTCCCGAGGTGCTCCGGCCCAGAATGAAGTTGGGATCGTGGTTAAACAGCCCGCGCACATCATCATTCAGTACATCGTCGAAGGCGCCTGGCTTAATTATCTCGCGAAAGCCCCACAGCGGTTCAGAACGGATATTGAACACCGAGCCGTAACCGATAATCCGCGTCGGTTGGTCTTCCTGCTGCTGCGCGCGCACTTCACCTCTGTAACAGCGCGTTTCTCTGTCACTCATCGGCGTCTTCCTCTTTGGTTTTGTCGTCGATTACGTTTTTGGTTGGGTTGGCCGCATTCACGCTGACCAGCATTTCATCCAGCCCGTCTACCGGGTTCATATCCTCGAAGGCGCGGGCCTCGTTGCGGCTCATCCAGCCGTCAATGATGGCGTAGTGGTAGAACTGGGCGCGCTCTTTCGGCGTACCGCGCATCAGCCCAGCAAGGTTAAAGCGGACGTAATACCCCGCCGCTCGCTCCGCCCGGGTGAACAGTCGGCGGTTAAGCTCCTGCTCCCAGTTGGCAACCCAGGGCATGATGGTATAGCGGACAAACTGAATGGCCTGCTCGGTGATATTGCTGAAGGTGGCTTTTTCCAGATCGTTAATCATGTGCGCCGGCACGTTGAATATGCCGGCAATCATCGAACGGTTCAGCTTCATCATGTCGATGATCTGGGCGTCTACCGGGGATACGGACAGCGCCCTGTAATCAAGTTCTGCGGGTAACAGCAGGGTTTTATTCTCCTGGCCACGCAGCGCCAGCGACGCCTTTTGCCAGACTTTCTTCAACCGCTCCCAGCCCTTGTCCTGGATCTCCCCCTTCACGGACACAATGCCCGCCGGCCGCGCATTCCCACTGAAAAAGGAACTGGTGTATTTCTGTCCGCTCATGCCCATGCCGATCGTCTCGGCGTGCTGCAGGATGGGGCTGAGGCCCATTTTCTGGTTATTGCCCAGCGCACGGATGTGGATCATGTCGTCAGGGCTGATGGCGAAGCTGCCAAGCTCGTTATAGACGCCATAGGTATAGCGGCCGCCGGTATTCAGCAGCGTGGTTTCCCACGGCATACACGCCTCAAGTCCGCTGACCTCGCCGCGGCGCGTCCGATGCACCCGGGTAAACCCGTTACCCCAGCCGAGAATGTGCCGCTGCTTCAGCTCGCGCCATTTATAGCTGGTCTGCCAGTCGTTGGGCTCGTCATGCACCAGATAAAAAACAGGGTGATCGCGCGCCACATTCACGCCTTTTTCCGTTTTCCGCATCACATGCAGCGGCATCTGGGCCACGTTGGACGCCAACACGTAAATGCACGAATAAACCGCGGCCAGCTTCATCGATGTTTCCGGGCTGACGTACACGTCCGCCTGGAGCAAGCCGTCCATTTCCGCCATTTCGGCGGTGACCGGATTGGCCGGATTTTCCAGCGGCTCACTGCGAAATAGCGCATCAAGTAACACGTTTCCCCCTTCTGGCCGCGATCAGCGCGAATGCCAGCAAACCGCCGCCGGCGCTCTGAAGCGCAATGGCGGTGCCAAACTGCAGGTAGATGCCCGCCACCAGCAGACCGAAACCGGCCAGACCGATAGCATCGATAATCAATGTTTTCATAGATATAAGAGGTCTTCGTCTGGATCGATATTGGAAAGAAAATCGCCCGGCTCATTCAGCATGGCGCGACCGATGGCCATAATCAGCGTGACAGCGCCGTCAATCTTGTTCTCGGCCTGCTCCTTGATTGGCCGCACCACATCATCGTTCCCCGGCAAATACTTGCCGATCACGTTGCTGAGACACCAGACCATGATGGGGTTACCGTCGTGGTGGAACCGGCCAGACTCGATAGCGGCCTCCAGCTCTTTCATCGGGTCGGACATGTTGGTGTAATTCTGGATGATCGTAATGGGCGACATGTTTTCATCGGCCAGCTCGTGCGATATGCCAGTGGCGCCGAAGGGGTCGATAGGCGATTCCTCTACCGGGTTAAGCCGGTTGGCTGCCCGGGCCTCTTCCATGATGTAGCGGTAATCAATCTCCGCGCCGTCCGTAACCATCAGCAATCCCATTTCCACCCATTTCTGGAAGCGCTCCGCCGTACGCCGATCCTCGCTGCGTTCAACGCTGTAGACCGTGTCATACGGCACCCAGAACCGCGGCGCAATGCTGTAATAATGGCGCTTGCCGTCAATGTCCCGCGTAAACAGCCGTCCCATGCTGTTCATGTCCAGCTTGCGCGCCAGGTCAAACGCCAGAATGCAGGGCTGCCCTTCAAACTGCTCGAGCGTCAGCGTGGTATCTTCACAGCGCTTGAGGCTCACCAGGTTATAGAAGGCATCCCGCGCCGCGACCCAGATATTGAGATGTTTGGTCTTGAATGTACCGGCGTGGCGGGCGTTGTTGATCGCCCGCTGCTGTTGGCTGAGCAGGAAATCTTTGTAAACCGAGACGCCCATATTGGGGTTGGCCTTGACCAACGCCTCCGGTTTTGTCCAGTCGTCGCCTTCGTCGATGGTATAGATGATCCCGAACAGCTCATCGTTCGGCACGGTGCCGTTGAGCATCTCCACCACTTCCCGGCGCTTGTCGTAGCACGGCCCCTCGATGTTGTAGCCGGCCGTGGTGATCGCCCACATCAGCGGTTGCCGCCGGGCGCCCATGCCGGTCAACATGGTGGTATAGAGCGCATCGGTCTGATGTTCATGGTATTCATCCACCACCGCCAGGCTGGGCGATGAACCGTCGCCCGGGTTGCCGATCAGCGGTTCAAAGCGGGCGCCGTCCTCCGGCCGGTTGAGGTTGGACGCATTGGCCTCAATACCGAAAGCCTCCATCAGCATCGGCGTACGCTTGCACATCAGCCGGGCCGGGCGGAACACTTCCCAGGCCTGCTTTTCGGTGGTCGCGCCGGAATACACCTCGGCGCCGAACTCACCGTCGCAGGTAAACCCGTAGAGCGCCACGCCAGCCGAGATGGCCGATTTGCCGTTCTTGCGGGGGATCTCGGTGTAGACCTCGCGAAACCGCCGCAGCTTGGTGCCTTTATGCACCCAGCCAAAGACGGCGCAGACGATAAACAGCTGCCACGGCTCCAGGGTGATCGGCATCCGCTTGTATGCCCATTCGCCCTTGGTGTGCGGTAATAGCTGGATGAATCGCGCGGCCTGCTCCGCCAGATCCCTGTCAAAGCGGTAGCGAAACTTTCGCCCCTTTTCTTCGGCCAGATCATCAAGATGCCGCTGGCAGCTGCTTACCACATACTGGCAGGCCACTATCTTGCCGCGCACCACATCACGCGCATACTGATTGGCAGCATTCACGTTGGGGTAAGATTTTCTCTTCATGATGTGATCAACTTAATGAATGGATTATCCGTTTTTTTCTGGCCGGCGAGTCCTATCAGCCGTTGGCGGCTTCCCGGATCGAGCCCCAGCATGGCGCCGGTGCTGCTCATCTCCGTCTCCTGTTCTTTTTTCGCCGTCAATTGAGGGTTCTTTATCGGGCCGCCGGTGGCACCGGTCACCACGTTGCCCTGTTTAGCAATGTTCTTGACTGCCCGGCGCCAAAACTCATACGCCACGCACCACCGCTCCAGCACAGCCAGATCCGTGATGCACAGAATGCCCTGGCCGCAAAGCTCTTTGGTGGTCATTTGCCACATCACCGTGGCCAGGTGGAGCCCCTCTTCTTCAAACCATGCCGGCGGCTCCGCGCCCTTTATCGGGGTGAATACCGGCTCGTCCTTATTCAGGGCTCGTTTACCGGGATTGCCGGCCAATTCCTTGCGGGCGGTCGGCTTTGGGCGCCGCCCGGATCGGCCTGCCGTTCCGGCCATATGCGCTCCAGATTAAATTTCATTTTTCGCGGGTGTAAAAACATGACGGGGCGGGCAGTACGGAAGAGGCAAAGCCGTAGAGATTTTCCCTCCCCCTACCGGCCTGAGCGCCGCTCTCTCGCGGTCTTCGCCCTATGACAGGGGGTGCATAGGCTTTGCAAGTTGGCCTCACCATCGTCTCCACCGTGCGCGAGAGGCACGATGTGGTCAACACAATCGGCCTCGGTTATCGCACCCCGGCGCAGACATTCCTGACACAACCCCTTATCCCGCTTGAGGATCCGCAGCTTAATCACATCCCAGCGGCTGCCGTAACCACGCTGATGCCGACTCTGACCAGGCTTATAATTGCGCCAGCCTTCACCCCGATGCTCACTACAGAATCCGCTGGGATCTGTCGTTGTATTGCGGCAGCCGCGTTTACGGCAGGCTTTAGGCGTGCGGGGCGGCATGACCCGGGGCCTTGATGGTCTGAACAGACAATTCTTTTTGCGCCGTGTCTGTATGCGGCAACGGATGGCGCGTAACCGAAATTGGTGGATACTCTGCCAGTCGCGCCCAGTGGTTATACTCCAGCGCCTGGCTGTGAATGGCGTCGTAAAGGCGTCGAGTCTCAACAGCCAAAGATGCGGCACGTTCAACGATTGAGTCCTGCATCACCAGATGGGTGCCCATAAAGCAAATGCCACCAAGATCAATGACCGCCATCTGGCGGTCTGACAGTTCCTGAATCAACCGCTCAATGTTTCTTTTCGCCACAACGCAACGGCCAATGGCATCGTAATTCAGCACTTTCATACTTCAGTCCTCTTGAAGGCATAAGACCCAATGCCAACGCGGCCCAGGTCTGATTCAATCGTGTTACTCTCAACGCAGGCAAAGCCCTGTTCAGCAAACCACCGCAGCAGCCCATCATGCGTGAAATACCAAATGTGCTCGTTCGGCCGATAGTGATGTGAAGCCATGATGGCATCGCCGCCGGCGAAGATGGGGATCGACACAAACACCCACTGCCTGGCTTTTGCTACCGCCAGTTCGGGCTTGTCGATATGCTCCAGGCTGTCCCAGAACGTCAACGCCGGAAACGCGTCAGCCGTATACAGATCTGCCCAGCGCCCGCGCAGCTTTAACCATTGAACGCCAACCGGATTGACGTCATACCCCCATGTCTGAGGGCGCGCCTCCACAAACTGCCCGGCACCGATCCCCACATCGAGCACCATTCCATCTCCGTGATGGCGCTCCACCAACGCAACGCGCGATTTCGTCAGCGCGTGCCCCATCGGGGTATCAGCCATCAGCTGGTATTTGTGAAAATAGCTGTCGTCATACGGCCGTTGGTTCACAGGGACAGGATAACGACCAATGCCCAGCGCCGGGACGAAGACCAACCCAGACTCAAGTTGTTGAGAGAACGATTTCATTGAGCCAGTCCTTAAATTGTTGGCCAAAGCCGGTAATGTGTTTGGAGCACGCATGGTCCATCTGGCCACACATGCAGTAATTATCAGGCTGCGCCCAACCTACGCGGGAAAGATCCATCTCCGGATCGGTAACAATATGTGGCGCGTTATGCCCGCCACAGCCGCCCTGGATGATGAAAACCGGTGTTTTGTAGCAGATGGCGGCAGGAAGCGCCCAACCAACACCCGAAACCACCACAGCAGCATGCTCAACCAACGCCAGTATCTGGGTTACAGACAACTCTCCGGCGTGCAGCTGTAGATCGGCCGCCGGCGCATCGCCCACAAGCCACTCTTCGCCCTCTTCCAGATCCGCCAAACTGACCACATAAAAATGCTTTTTCAGCAGCCCTGCCGCCTCGTTGATGTATTTGGGGTCAGGGTTACGTGCAGGATTGTCCCACTCGCGCCGAACCGTGGCCGGACGAATAACCGCAATGGGTTTATCACTGATCACCGGCGACGGCCCATAGGAAGGCAAATCAAATTGGGATGCCACCTTGCAGAATTGCAGGGTCATGGCATCGATAATGGATCCTCGCGCCAGCTCGTCCGCCCCATAGAACACCGTGAAAACTTCGGCTTTCGTCGGTTCAGGCACATACCTCAACCAGGTACGATCTTCGTTTTTCCGCTGGGTGCGCAGCAACGTGTTGGACTTGACGAATTTCACATCAAGATCCGCATACAACTCCGGCCAGGGGGTGCGAATGTAAGCACCGGGGAATTGCCGAACAAATGCCCGCTGGTAGATGCTGTCGCCTAGGCCATACATCCCACGGATGTAGATGTTTCGCTTTATCGACATGAAAACCTTTAAATAGAAGAGAGCGCAGCCTCAAGAGACTGCCTCTGGAAACATCGCAAGCGAGTACGCCGCGAACAGTTAACGATCTCGACACCTGCCGCCCAATCACGTAATTGGCGAAACTCATCATGCCAACGGGCTACACTCATGGCGTCAGGATTGGCGAGGCCAGCGTGAGGCCCATGCCAGTGAGCGCCGTCGCGAATTGAACAGTCATATCCCACCAGCAACACCCGCCGAGCGCCGCGGTAGATGGCAAGCTCAATAGCACGTTGGCCAGAATTAAAACTGCCTGGCAACTGACTCTCAAACCGCGCCAAGTTGAATCGTTCAGCGGTGAACGGGTCGCCGCACCAACGATCGGCACCACACGTTATCTCTGCGTGATATAACTCCCACCAGCAGCAATCAGCGGCATAAATGACGGCACATGCCGGGATCAGGCGCCAACTGTTGTTGACCGCGATCGCCGGCAAACCTGATGCCTCCACCAGCGCGCAATCCGCTGCAGTCAACGATGGACCGCTGGCGACGCAAACAACCGTATGCCAATCCATTCACAGCCCCGAAGAAAAAAGCCACCAGCCTGCCGATGCGCAGGGTGCGCGGTAGGTGCAGGGTGATGGCTTTGGTTATCAATATAGAATTTTCTGCTGGCTTGCCGAATATAACCCCGGTGGCGCAGTTAACCACCACGAGATGGTTCAGTGATTTTATTCTGTCAAAGGCACTCAGCGAATGCCTTTTGCAGAATTTTATAAATTCATCCCAATTGGAGAACGCCGTGCTTTTCTGAATCCGAGTAGGCGATCAGGCCGTTGTACTCAGGAACCTCGCCATCCTCAGCCTCAAACGCTGGAATAGTGCCGGTGGTAATGGTGTAGGACGGCTGGCCTTCCTCTGCTGCGAAGCGCGCCAATTCTTGAATCTGCTCCTGGGTCAGTACAATCTTGCTCATCGTTTTCTCTCTTCTTCGAGCCGGCGTATTGCCAGCAGTTGGTTGTTAGCCTTGTCTAGCGCCGCCAGCAGCGGATCAATCCACAGCACAGCCTGGCAGTATGTCAGGATGCCGGAGGCAGTGGAGCCAGCACCGGTTGCGTCAGCGACGATGGTATCGGCTGACATTGCGCCGGAACGTAGATGGTGCGTGTAGTCGAGCAGCCCACCAGCAATAGTAGCGGGAACAGCAAGATCACACGTCGGCTGTTTCTTGAGGATCGTCCGGTATTCAATTTCTTTCCCCTGTGTGGCCGCATCGGTGTTGATGCCGTACTGAGTTGCTGCGGTGCTGATTTCGTTGGCGCGCTGAAAGTGAAGCGCTTGGGTAGCAATGGTCGCCGTCTGCAGGTTGTTGTCGCTCTGCAGTTGCTTGACCGTGCCCTCCAGCTTCTCCGACTTTCCCTGGTAATAGCTGGCTATCCAGCAGGCGACCATTAAGACCACCAGCAGCACACCTGCAATTATCGCGGTCGCTCGGTTCATAGCAGAATCACTCCGACGAACAGGAACCAACCCCAGCCATCAATGCCGTGAGCGGCAAGATATCCGGCTGCTGCGAAACATACCGCTGACGGTAGATATCTCATTTATCCAGCCCCCAGCATGCCAATTCAGCTTCCTGATCGCGCCGCAGGATCTGTCCATAACAGTTATTGGAGCGGATACGGCAATCTCGACCTGCGTCGTATATCCAACGGCGGATTTCGCGACAGGCGCCAATACGGTCGCCGGCGTTCAGCTTCTTGTAAAAAGTGGAGGTGAAGCACTTGCCGGGGCCGATGTTCCACGGACAGAATGACGCGATGCCGACTTTTTGCGGTTCGGTCAGCGTTACCTTGACGTTGCGGTCTACCCAGTCGAGCGCCTTCTTCTGCTCAGCTGCATCAATCTGCTTGCACTGCTCGGCACTCAGACGCTGGCCCTTCATAACCTTCTGGCCGTTGACCATTGTCACACCGCCGCAAATTGTCCAGATGCCGACACCGTCCTGGTATGCGGTCAGGCGCTGACCTTCTTTTTCTTCCTGAAACTGCGACATCATCACCGGGGCAGATGCGCCGGCGGCAATCAGCGCCAACATTACAGCGCTGAGTTTTGATTTGTTCCCCATCACTCACGCTCCAGCATTTCAAGCTCTTCCGTGTCGATCGTCTCCGTGCGTTTTTTTATCCAATCACGTAGAAGCCGCTCGCGCCGGCAGCGGAAGTAAGTACCAAGGGCAATACCAAATGCAGAGCAAAACATGCCGAAAATGACCCCGATAATGATCCATTCGCTCTGAGAGAAATAATTAATGATGCCGAGGACGAATGACACTGCGCTACCAGTGTGCACGGCTCCATCGGCTGCTCTGATTAGCATTCGTGACATCCTTACCTCCCGCCGGGCGGTTGGCGCTCATGAAACAGAAAAGGCCGCCAAATGGCAGCCTGTAATTGACGCGAATTGTCGCTTTGTAATTGTCGCTGGTGGATCACTGCCGATGGAAAACACCACCAGCGGCTGAAATCTGACCCACCTGAATGCAAAAGCCCCGGCAATTAGCCAGGGCTTGAATTGTGTGATGCCGGAAGTCGCCGTTCTGCTGTCCCCATACTCGCCAGCTTAAAGGGTTCCGATGTTGCCGATTCGACCGGACTGCCATCTTGTTATTCATCACAACGGAAAGAGCATTGAACCTGAGACGGCTTATCGTCTCTCTTTTCCCTTTCGGGTGGCGCTTAGCCAATGGCCCAGCCCAATGCTCTTACCTGTTATGTCCTCGATGCCAAGGAAATAAAAACCTCGCCGAAGCGAGGGTTTGCGCAATTTGCAATATTGGCAAAATATCAAATCAGCCTTAAATATGGCTCATTTTGTTCACTTTTGCAAGCATCATGCTGTTAAAAGCTGCCTTCTTGCTATTCTTTGGTTTGCAACACTGAAAAGCGCGCCTTCATCCAGCCCCTTGATTAGCAGCAAAAGGCGCTCCCAGTGTCCGGCATAGTGCATTTGCCAGTTATTCCGCTGGACTCCGGCCATACTGGCAAGGTTGGTATAGGTGTACTCCCGCGGCAGACCTTTTATTTCACTGGCGACCACCTGCACCGCCAGCAATGCCAAGCCTTGCAGCCTGAGTTTTACCTTTTTGCTCAAGCGTACCGCACACTGATCTGAGAATTGTTCCCAGATATAAGGAACCACCTGCAACTGTTTATCATGGTGATTATAATCACCATAACAATAGCGCAACCATGCTTCCTGATGGGTATCCAGCACTGAAATGGCCCGGCGCCAGGAACTGGTGCAATAGGTCAGCTCTTCAATCAACGGTAAGGGTTTCTTTCTGGTTCGCGTTTCTGGGCAGTGCATCGGATCCGTTATCGGGCAAACTCTGCGCTTTTCCAATACCACTGTGCGAACCCTCTGGCGCTTAAAGCGCGTTGTGCGCACCAGCGCGGATCCCTCGAATGCCGCCAGTTGGCCTTTGCTCTGACCATGGATATCAGCCAAGGCGAGCGACACAGCACCGCGGACATACTCCAGATATTGTTGATTCATCGTTTTGCCCCGCGTTTGTTTGCTGTGGTGATCGCCCCAATCCCGAATGCCTTATTCAGCGTGCGCACCAGGTGGAACAACTGGCTGCCGTGCTTGGCCTCCCATGCCGCTACATCCTTATGCAGATCGCCATGGCATTTACGGGTCAGAGGAATGGTGAAAATGTCGTGAGGCTTGGTGCCAGTACCGCCCAGGCCGTGATCGATGATGTGATGCGGGTCGTCTGCCGGTAGTCCACAACCGCAGCAGCACGGCTGCGATTTCACCCATTGAGTGTATTTTTCGCATACCCAGCGGGTCAGCTTTGGTCGCAGCATGAATCCCTCCGGTGGTGCCTCGTCAACATCAACGAGCAACGCCGGCTTAACTTTCTCAACGCTCTCGTTGATGATCGCCTTCGGCTCCTTATCCCAGACGATATCCGACTCTTTACGCGTACCTGTTTCGACTGGCGCTGGTGGAAGGCGTAGTGCTGAACGCGCCACCGAATCAGGCAGCAGATCGGAAACCCCTTTCAGCACGGCCCACCAGCATAATTCCGGCAAGCTCAACTGGTGGTCTTCCCGAAAATGAAAGTGAACCCGAGCCCGGTAGACCAGCCAATCCGCAACGTTTTGTGCCGCGAGCAGCTCCAGCGTGGCGTGGGTTTGCTCCCGCAAGATGTTTTCGTGATGCCAGCACAGACGTACCGGCAAGCCGTCATAATCCAGAATATCCATGTTGTGATGGTGATAACCATCGCCATGTGGCCACTGGCACTCGGTACCGCGGCTCAGCCACTCCCGCAGCGACGCAACACCACCAGCAGCGCCAATAACTCGCTCATGCAGGAAGAATGGCGACAGACGCGGATCATTTGCCAAGTCCTGATCGGCTACCGGCAGCAAACCCGATGGGAGTGGTTTTAGCTCTTCTGGTTCGTTGGCAATCAGCAGCCGACGCTGGCCGCTGAAATAATGCAGCAGGTCACGACCGGGGCGCAGTATCACCACGCCCAGATCACGCTGCAGGTAAGGAGTGAGCAGCATTCTCACGCAGCAACCTCCTTGCGATCGACACAGAGCTCTGGCAGATTGGCGCGCACCAAAGCTTCAGCAAATGGCGGAGGTACAGCGTTTCCGCAGCGCGCAACCTGCTTGTCTTTTGCGTATTTCTTGCCCTTGTAGTCCTGATCGATGATGTACCACTCCGGGAAACCCTGCGCGGCGTAGAGCTCATGCGGCTGTAGCATTCGCATGCCAATATCAACGATCTGGTAGTCGATGCCCTCTACTGTGACCAGACCAAACCGGTCGTTCGTCGTTACTGTGTGCAGGGGATCTTCAAGGCTTACCCCCTCTTTCTCGTTGCCGTAATACTTCAGCAGGAACGCCCGGACTTCCCCGATATGCAGACCGCCGGCGGTGATCGTCGGCATCGGCTCATTCAGTGATTGGCCATCCTTGCAGGTACCTCGGAATTTGATCAGGTTTGAGGTGACCAGAGCATGGTGATCGACGGTGGTGACTGTGTGCGCTGGTTCCGAGAGATTAGCGCCGGGGCCGGTGTAGTTGCCGCCAAAGTGTTTCGCCAAGAAAGCGGCCACCAGCTGGCTCTTGCCACCACCACCTGCAGTGATCGTCCCGTTTGGTTCATCAGCAGCATGCCCAACGCTTTTCCCAAATTGACGCGCAATTATTGGCGCCACCAGCAGGTGTTCTGCTTTGGTAGTGACGGTCGTTAGCGGTTTGCCCGCTTCATACGCCATGCGATCCTTTCCAAAGCCCGTCTGACCGATTCTTGCGATAACCGGAGCTACCAACGCGGCTCTCGACTCTTTCAGAACGGTATGCATCGGCTGATCGACGCCACGCGGTTTTGCCTGATATTCAGATCCGCCAGCGCCCGCGATCATCGGCGTGACCAACGCGTAACCATGTTTTTTTGTGATGGTCTGCAGTGGCTCGTCCAGCGCTTGACCACGGAAGCAGTCATAGCTGCTCTTTGTGCTGGTATGGTTGCATTTCACGATGAATGGATTGGGGCTGTCGATCACAAACCGTTGGATGCCGCGCGCAATGCGACGCAGGGTGTTTTCGGCCAGCGGGCGCTTACGCTCAAAGATACTCGGGCATGGGATAGACCAGTCGATGCACTCTGCCGCCGTGCGCCAGGGCTTCAACTTACCGCTTTGCACCTCGAGTGATTTCGGATCGCCGTGGGTTGGCTCCGGCCAGACGATCGGCTTATCGTCACAGCGCATCAGCATGAAGAAGCGTTTGCGGATCGTTGGCGCGCCGTAGTCGCATGCCCGCAATTCGCGGTATTCCACGTCGTAACCCAAGCCGGTAACCAGCTTCTGGTGGTCTTCGCTACCAACATCGATGCCGAGGACTTCGCAGCATTCAGCCAGGGCTGGGTGATCAGCACTGACCCCAGTGGACATAATGCCCACGAACGCCGCGAACGTTTCGCCTGCACGGTCAGGGCATGGGTAGTCATTGCCATTAGCATCGGTGACCAGTGGCCCCCACGTTTTGAACTCCTCAACGTTCTCCAGTGGGATAAGGCGCGGCTGCTTCTTCAATGCCCAGCGAACAACGATCCACGCCAAGCCGCGAATCTCTTTTTTAACCGGAGCGGCGCCCTTGGCCTTGCTAAAATGGCGGCAATCCGGGCTGAACCACGCCAGCGCAACAGGATGTCCACAGGTTGCCGCTACAGGATCGATATCAAAGACTGATTCGCAGTAGTGCAGCGTTTCGGGGTGATTGGTTTCGTGCATCGCGATGGCGTTTTCATCGTGATTGATCGCAATGTTCACGCTGCGGCCGGTGGCCATCTCAATACCAGTGCTAGCGCCACCGCCACCAGCGAAATTATCGACAATCAGTTCATTGATCATGCTGCTGCTCCCATAGCGATGGACAAATTTTTAATGGTGTTGACGATCTCGGGCTCCTGCATGCCCTCGAGTTTCAAACGGTTAATATGCTGGCAAAGCTTCTGGCGCAGGCTATCGTGCAGCTGATCCACCCCATCAACCTGCTGCAGCAGGAACAGCACCTCTTTCGGCCATACCGTGTTTGCGGTTTCCACCTGCTGCACAGCAATATCCGCCGGTGCCAGGCGCGATGCCTCACGGCGAATTTGCGCCAGAAATGCCGCGCCTTGAGCCTCCAGCTGGTTGCGGCTGATGTAAGCAGATGCCGGGCCGCGCCAGTTTTTGTCGAAGACGGCAACCGCCCCCGCAAAGAATGCCCCTGTCGGAACCTGCTTTTCGTCCGCCGGGACAAACCAAAGGGGCAGATCGAATCCCAGACGGCCGCGAATAAATGCTATGTGGTCGGCCTGTTCCGGCCACCAGGTTTCAGATGTAGCAGCCTTGATCAAGAAGACGTAGCGCCCGCCCTTCTCACGCATTTCCATCGCCTTGGCCATGATGTGAACCATGCCGGTGATGTACTGCCCTTCATGCTGTTGCGCGCGGGAATACGGTGGGTTTGCGAAGGCGGCGCCGTTCAGCTCCTGCAACTTTGCCGACCAGTCCTGGGTTAATGCGTTATCCTCAGCCGTATAGAACTCGGCGCATTTGCTGTTTTCGCCATCGGTAAAAAGATCCAGCACCAGCGGGCCGAACATGGCATTGATGCCCCAAAACAGCGCGTCGGTGGTGCGCCACTGATCGCCAATCTCTTTCAACTCATGTGCAGGCCGAGCCCGCAGCGCTGCTAGCTTTTCGCAATATTGGCTCATGCTTTAACCTCCTCTTCAGAGGCCGCCACCAGCCGGTAGAAATAGATAAGCTTGCCCGTTTCGGGATCCTTCAAAGTCCGTTTTTCTTTGACTAGACCGTGAATTTTTGGATCCACCTCACGCAATCTGGCGCTGATCGCCGCCTGCGTGTCGGCAACAAAAAACATCATGTAAACCGTTCTCTCCAGTTCGCGCAGCGTCATCCATTGAGCTCCGGCTGCGGCCTGAATAACACGCCCGATCTGGTTTTCAGGTGTGTCTTTCAACACGCCAGCCAGCACCAACTTGCGAATGCCGCTGTTAATGCGCTCGCTCTCAAAAACGTCTACCGGGATCGATAATTTTTTCATGAATTCTTCCCCTTGCGGCCGCGCATGCTGGCCCATGTGAACGGCACCCAAATTCCGCCATCGGTCTGGCGATCCATCACTCGTTCGCCAACCATGCCAACCATTTCCTCGTAGGTTTTGTTGGTCAGCATCCCCGTTGGCTTCAACTGCAACTGGCGACGATCAACGATGTTGGTCAGCAGATTTGTTTCGTAGTCGGAGCCTTTCTGCAGGCCCACCTCATCCAGCACCAGAAGATCAAGCCGGCAGAGGTCGCGCAGCAGATCGGCCTCCTTGACTGGGCTGTCTTTGCTGAACGTGGCGCGGTGGTTTTCGAATAGCTCTGAAACAGTCATGACCATCGCCGAGTAACCGCGTTTGATCAGGTTTCTTGCTATGGCGCTGGCCAGATGGTTCTTACCTGTGCCGCAGTTGCCGGAGAACACAAAACCCCCGTGACTCTTGCCGAACGCGGTCACAAAACCCTTCGCGGCATCCAGGGCAGCCTGCTGTTCAGGGCATTCCACGCGGTAATTACTGAATGAGCATTCCCGGTGCATCGGCTGAATACCTGAGCGGCCGATGATTTTCTCCATGCGCGCTTGGCGATTCCGATCCGTGATCTGCTGGTTCGATTTCAAAGCCTCTTCCGCCTGAAATTTCTTCCAGCCTTCGACGGTCGTGAAACGTGGTTCGACATGTGCAGGCTTTAGCGCCAACAGGCGCGCCATCACATCAGTTGACGATGCCATCATGTTCACCCCCTGTTGGTAAGCCATTGCTGAATCCCGGCGGGATTGCGCCTGTAGCTGGTGTTACGCGGTGATTCGTGCTGGTTTGCCATTTACCGTTGATACAGGCTGGGCGCCCTTTCTTGTCCCATGCAGTGCTTGATTGCTGATAGCCGGGAAATTTCGTGGGGGCAAACAGCGTTGTAGGGCGCAGGTAATCCGACATGGCCAGATCGCCACTCCATTTCGCCGTCAAGTAATCGACTGTTTGCACCAGCTGCTCGACAGTGAAGCCATCGCGAAGGCGCGCCCGGATGTTATCCAGCGAACTTTTCGAGGTCTGGTAGCGGGAACCAGTCACAAGATTCAGATGTTTTAAAACCTCCTTGGCTTGATCAGTGATCAGCACTTCTGGGTCGGTCTGCGTAGCAGGCTGACAAGAAGGTTTTTTACCTGATGGATCTGGTTTTGAATTTACTGACGGATCGTCTCCAGATTCTGGAGGGTCAAAACGCCCGTTTTGGCTGGATTCTGATGGGTCAAATTTTGAGGCATCAAATTTTGATACCTCAGATTTTGAGACATCAGATTTTGGAGGGTGAGAACTTGCAGCAGCCTGAAGCATTTCAACGTTGAGCTGGGTCATGCTTGAGGTATTGCGGTTGCCTTTCCTGCGCTGCTGTCGAGTGATCCATCCGTCTTTTTCAAGTTTGGCCAGCGATGCGCTCACTGTGCTTTCACTTGCGCCAATCTGACGGGCGATCGTCTTCACTGATGGCCAGCACAAGCCTTCATCCGAAGAAAAGTCAGCCAAACGCGCCATTATGGCTACCATGGACAGTTTCATGCCTGCCGCCGCGCAGCCATCCCACACGTATGCGGTCAGTTTCGTACTCATGCGTTTACCCTGGGAAACTTTGCCGCGGCCGTCTTGGAAATTTCCGCACGGTCGGCGTTGATGTAGTCCACCAGCTCGGGGCTGGCCATTGTGATTTCTGAGGCTGGCTGGCCATGCCCACAGGATTGAGCCCCGCCATCTACCACCCAGCGCGCGAACTGGTAGTTGCTGGGTTCCCATTGGCCCAGTACATTTACCTCATACCGGAACGGCGCAGCTGATTTACCGCCCGGCATTGCCCGGCAGCGTATTTGCGGCACCATAGGTTTTCTGGTTAAATTGCTCATGCGATTATTTCTCCACACACTGATTTACTCGCACCGACGCCCAGGGGCTGCAACCTCTGGGCGTTACCCTTTCTGGCACTTGGCCTTTTTGCCAAACAGTGCCAGCACCGCCCTAACCTCTGCATCACGCGCCTGCAGGTGCTTGCGGTGATAACGCATGATCTCGGCAGCTTCTTTCTCATCAATGACGCCATCTGCAAGCGACTCCTGAATGATCTGATCCACATGCCCACGGTGTGCGGCGGTGCGGATGCTTTTGCTGAACAATTCCACCTGGTCCAATTCGTCCAGAGAGGGGATCTCCACCACCAGCAAACCCCGGCGCCGGGCGAAATATTCGGTCAGCAGGTTGGTGCCTGAGATATCCTCCATCGCTTCCAGTTCACCGATCTCGAAGAAGCGGCAGCCGTTCTTCTCGTAGAGGTTGTTGTTGAACGCCGTCTCCGACATCCCCAGCGCGCCGGCCATCGCGGATCGGCCACCAGCAACCGCCTTACACATGCCTTTCACTACATCTTTCAAGTTTGTCTCTACCATGTTGTTTTTCCTTTGGTAGTTACTGTTATGCGGCTGTGGCGGTAGACTTCTTATACAGCTCAGGCTGGTATTTAAGTGCTCCGCCGGTTAAGTGCTCTATTCTCATTGCTTGTTTTTCGGGGATAACATTTCCCCATCGACATACCGCTGGATGCTTTATTCCCAAAGCCATGGCGGTATTCACTACACCGCCGAAATGGGAAATTACTGTTTCTTTGTACATAGAAACTCCTTATTGATTTACACGCTAAAGGTAACAAAAGGTACATTACAAAGCAAACACCTTTCACATCTTGATCGCGTAACATTGGTTACATGAAAACAGCAATGAACGATCGAATTAGAATGCGAAGGCTGCAGTTGGATATGACCCAACTTCAGTTAGCGAAAGCCGTAGGAGTGAGCAGGGTATCAGTCACCAAATGGGAAGCTGGTGTCACTCAACCTGACGGGGAAAATTTACATGTTCTAGCTCGGGTTTTATCGTCTAACCCTGAGTGGTTGCTCTATGGTAAGGGTGATGAAACTAACCCTGATGATACAAAGCTAAAACCCATTACAGCGGCACCATTTAGTGTCCCAGTAATATCTTCCGTGCAAGCCGGATCATGGACAGATTCCTACACAGCAGCACGCATTTCGGATGTCCTTAGGTGGTGTAGTACAACAGTGAATGTTTCGGATGATGCTTTTGGCCTCGATGTTCGTGGTGAATCTATGACTAACCCTCACGGTCTTCCCACAATCCCTGAAGGCTCAACAGTTATCGTTGAACCACACTATGGCTCTGTTGAAGAACTATCTGGGAGAATTGTCGTTGCTATGATCGATGGGAGCAGTGAAGCCACCATAAAAAAATTGGTGATTGATGGCCCCAATAAGTACTTGATGCCGCTCAATCCAAACTTCAAACCAATCGAGATAGATGGTAATTGCCGCATAATCGGCCGTGTCGTCCAGGTAACTCAAGACTTGTAACAATCATCATTAGCCCCATTCGGGGCTTTTTTTACCCCCTTGAATGTAACTTTAAGTACATTGCCGCTTGACGAGAGGGGTAACTATGGTTACATTGATTACATCAACAGCGAACAGGCAGGACGCCCACGAAGTAGCCGCCCGAGGCGCATGAAGATCGGGATGATTCGCTCAGGTGACTTTCAGTAAGGGGTTTAGTGATGATCAACGCACAACAAAAAAGGGCCAACGAATCGGCCCATAAAATTAAAATGATCTCTATAGATTCAATTGCATACGCAATTATTCGTAACGCTGTTTCGCTTGAGAAGCAATATCAAAAGCAGCTTCCTTCGTCACAGACAATTGTTGTTTAACTTCTTCTGGGGCTATTTGTTCTGTCCGAGCCCAAGATTGTTCGACATGAGAGATAAATGCCTTTGCTTGTTCATCTGTCAGAACACTCAAAAGGCTACGAACAACTGATTCAAGGGCATTAACCCTTATAGATTGGTCACGAACAGAATAAATATGCTTTTCCATGGGATTTCCTCCTTGTTGTAGGGACATTGAGGATACCACCGCCGCCTGAGGTGGAGAAGTTTAACCAGGCACACAACGGCATGCTCACTCGCCCTTTCCCTCAATTCTGGGAGCGGTGGAGGATCTTGACTCATGAGTGAGCATACCGTTGTGGATCTGGCTGGTGGACTTCAGGGGCGTTGTCCGCCGGCCACCACAACCGATGAATTGCTGTGTGTAGTCTTTGGCGGCCACGCCGAACTTCAACCAACAAGGGGTGAAGATAATGTTCATAGGCTGGCCGCCCTTTTTACATATCAGGTGGCGCACTGTGCCGGTTCCAATTCATTTCTGCACAGTATGACCACCAGCGCGGTGCGCCACCTGATGTGTGGAGAAAACAGCGGTGAGCACCGCAATCTATGAGGATCTTTCAATGAGCAATAGCCCTAGTCAGTAATTTTAAATCCTGATTTTTAATTAAGTAATGCAGTCTCAAATACCTCAGCAATGGGGTATTTGGTGAAGTGTTGCCAAAAACTGTGTGGAGAATAATTATGTCTTGGATTTTAACCTTTACTGGCAAGCGTTTTGATTACGCCGCGCCAAACGTAGACGATATTTGCATTGAAGATATAGCGCAAGCCTTATCTCATGAATGCCGCTTCAATGGTCACATTCCTGAATTCTATAGCGTGGCGCAGCATTGTGTCATTGCCAGTAAAATCGTCCCGCCTAGTTTTGCTTTTGAAGCATTACTGCATGACGCGCACGAAGCATATTGCAAAGATATTCCATCACCGCTTAAAAAGTTAATTCCCGACTATCGCGGCATCGAAAATAATATTGATTTTGTTATTCGTTATAAATTCGGCCTTCCAGCCACCACCAGCCCGATCGTCAAGCATGCCGATCTGGTGATGCTGGCCACCGAACGCCGCGATCTCGACATTGACGATGGGACACCTTGGCCAATGCTCAACGGGATCCGCCCTTCGGAAGACATTTTCGTTTCACCAGTCAATCCAGTACAGGCCAGGGCGATGTTCATGCAGCGTTATAACCAGCTGGCCAGCGAGAGGGCTGCGTGATGTTCGGCCTGTTCCTGCTCGTCTGCTACACCTATCAGCCCTGCGAATTTGTGCCGCAAGGCTGGGTATATCCAGACAAAAGTAACTGCCTGGCGGATATCCACCAGCAGAAATTACCCTCGCAATACGAGTGTCTGCCGGTTGATGGAGTGATCCCGGCGCAACGCCAGGAGGCCGAAGATGCTGACTGAGAAAACAATCCTCGATATGTGCTGCGGACCGCGCATGTTCTGGTTCGACAAAGAGGACGAGCGCGCTGTATTCAGCGACAAGCGCTGCGAGAGCCACACCCTTTGCGATGGTAGAAAGCTGGTTATCTCCCCGGACCTGATCGCCGACTTCACAGCGCTGCCGTTTGCAGACGGTAGTTTCTCTGTTGTCGTGTTCGACCCACCGCACCTGGAGCGCGTAGGTCCCAATGGCTGGCAGGGCAAGAAGTACGGGAAGCTCGACCGTGAAACATGGCGCGATGAACTGCGAGCCGGGTTCACCGAGGCTTTCCGCGTGCTGCGGCCACACGGCGTGCTGATCTTCAAATGGAACGAAACCCAGATACCGGTTAGCCAGATCATCGCCCTCACAGACGAAAAACCGGCGATCTGGCAGCGCACCGGAAAGAACGATAAGACGCACTGGATCATCTTCGTTAAGCGGGCTGAAGCCCAGGAGCAAAAACCATGAGCAAATTGATCACCGCAGTTGAACCACAACGCGACCAGTACGGCTACTGGACGCACCCAGATTACTTTACGCCGGCCAATGGCGCGGAATATGGCGCGCCTGGCGAATTTGAGGCGTGGAAGGAAGCAAACCGCGTCACTGGCGCGCTGCAGTGGATGGAAAATCATGCCACTGCCGAACAGATCGATGCCTATGAATCCGGGGACGGCGATATTAGCCAGTGGGAGCCCACTCCGCCGGCGGGCGATGGCTGGTTTATCGGTTCAATCCACGATACCGAAGATGGGCCAGTTTGTTACTGGCTGCGCCCTGTTGAAGAGGATCCCGAGGCCTTAAAGAATCTGGTTGAAAAGCACCACACCGAAGCTTTGAAACGTGAATTTATCGACGCTCACCAGGCATGTGAAAAAGCAGCCTATGCCTATTTCTGTGCTTGCGAGCTTGGAGAAGAGCGCAGCAACGCAGGTGAAATTTATCAACGTATTCGGCTGGCCACACGCCGCGGGGGTTACTGATGAGCAAGACACTGAATTTTTATGGCGCCAGCGATGATCTGTTTGAGGTTGAGGGTGCGATACGTGAAGAGATCGGCTGCTTTAACGAGCTGGGGATCTATCACTTGAAATCTGCCGAAGGCGAAGTGCTGATTGTCGCAACCTACACCGATGAAGGTTGCTGGGCTATTGGGCTTTGTCAGGTTGGCGAAGACGTGCCGGTACCAGCTTGGCCTGTCTCATACTCCATGCATGAGCGAGGTTACAGCGTCCAACTGACCATGGAAGTACCGGACGATACGCAGCTGGTTATGGCCAATGAGGATGACGATTGATGAGCAAGCAAACCTACATCGAAGATTTGCAACATTCGCACCTAAAGGAGCTGCAGACGCGGCGCTATCGGACGTTCTCACCATATAGGCATAGAGGTAATGACCGCTGGCTTGAGGTGTGCAACGCCCACAACCGCAATGTAATGCGAAAGGCTCGCCGGAGCATAGGAAACAGCAACAAGATTGGCGTCAGAAAGACAGGGAAAGGTATGTGCGGCTTTTTACTTGAACTGAAAATGTGGGCGCAGTTTGTCAACGGCAATCGCCAAAATTCCGGCATGCCTAAACGTGTGTACCGCATCAACCACCGTGGGGTGATCACCCATGCCTAAGCATAACTTTTCACCACGCCTGGTGCGTGGCATCAATTTGACGACAGAACAGGACATGTGGCAATGCAAAAAGCATTATCGCTTTCGTTCGGGGAAATACTACGGCCGGGTCCGGTATGCGGAGTTGAACTCATGGGAAAGCTGATCGAACTGAAAGCCGCTGCCGTGAAATATTCCGCTGCGCTCAATGCACACAGAGAAAACCCGACAGATAAGGGGGCGCTGTATGCATGGGATGAGGCTACAACGGAATTTTCCCGTGTCGTGGGTCACAACGAACTGGAAATTATCATCGCCCTGCTGGACGAGCTGGAAGCGAAAGATAAGACGCTGGAGCTTGAGAGAGAGAAATCCCGCCGGGTTATGTCTGAAAATTATCAGCAGGCGCAACGAATCGCTGAGCTGGAAGCAATGCTGGCTCAACCTGTTAACCACGGTTACAAGTTGGTACCAGTTGAGCCAACAACGAAGCAGTGGGCCGCTGGCGTCAAGGCTATGGACTCAGGGATCGATAAAGTAACTCTCGTCTACAAGGCGATGCTGGAAACAGCACCAACACAAGGTAAAGAGCATGAATGATCTGATGATTGACCTGGAAGCCATGGGCACTAAGCCAAATGCACCAATCGTGGCGATCGGCGCCGTGTTCTTTAACCCAATGACGGGTGAGTTGGGCCCGCAGTTTTATACCGCGGTAAATCTGGCGAGTGAACTGGCCGCCGGCGCCGTTCCCGATGGCGATACCATCAAATGGTGGCTAAAACAAAGTAGCGAGGCCCGAGCGGCGATCACCAGTGACGAGGCAAAACCCATCGCTGAAGCCCTCGATGCGTTGACCAATTTCGTCACCCGCAGCTGCGAGCAGCCGAAGTATCTGAAGGTTTGGGGCAACGGTGCCGCCTTCGACAACGTCATTCTGCGTGAAGCCTACGAGCGCTGCAGTAAAGCGCCATGTTGGAACTGGTTCAACGATTTGGACGTGCGCACCATGGTGAACCTCGGCCGGCGTGTCGGATTCGACCCGAAACGCGACCTGCCTTTCGACGGTGAACGCCACAATGCGCTGGCCGACGCAGTACACCAGGCCCAATATGTTTCGCTAATCCACCAGCGGGTGATCCCTATGCCTGATGAAGAGAGTGAAAATGAACTTGGCTGAGGCATTATTTGGCGCTGTCGTAGTGGTGGCCATAGCCTGGATATTTGTTTCAGCAATGAAGTGATTTTGATCAGGCCCGTTGCAGCGGGCCTATGTGTGGAGATAACTCATGCTACAGATGCTAAAACTAGAAGAATGGGCAGCTGAAAAATACCGCAGCGACCCACCCTCAGTGAGCACATTGAGGCAACGAGCCAAAGCCGGCCACTTCAACCCACCAGCCCAAAAAGAAGGCCGATGGTGGCGTGTGAGAGAGGATGCTGAACTCGTTGGATCGCTGGCAGAACCGGAAAAGAAAAAGAACGACAACCCAAGGTTGCTGAGGATTTTGAACGATGGCTGCCAGACCACGGAAAAATAACGTAAAAATACCTAACCTTTACCCATTATTTAGCCGGACCGCCAATAAAATTTATTGGCGTTACCGTCACCCTATTACCGGCAAATACCACGCCCTGGGTGATAATGAGCAAGAAGCGAAAGAGATCGCGATTGAAGCAAATAACCGGTTAGCGGAGCAGAGAAGCCGCCAGATGCTGGCTCTGAGTGACAGAATTGCCCAGATCCGCGGGAAAGAAATTACCGTCAACACTTGGCTTGATCGATACTGGAAAATACAGGAAGAACGCCTTTCTGTCGGAGATATCAAACCTAATACTTTCAAGCAGAAACGAAAGCCCGTTGAACTCATGCGCCAAAACTATGCGATGAAGCCGTTACCCGCCGTGGATGCCCGCGATATTGCGGCGCTACTGGATGAGTATACGGCCGCTGGGCAGCCACGCATGGCCCAGGTTGTCCGTTCCGTCCTGATCGACGTATTCAAAGAGGCGCAGCATGTTGGTGAAGTCCCACCGGGATATAACCCTGCGTTGGCCACCAAACAGCCACGCAGGAAAATTACCAGGCAACGCCTCAGCCTGCAGGAGTGGCAGCAGATTTTCGATATCGCGGACAAGAATCACCGGTATATGGGTAATGCAATGCTGTTAGCCTTGGTCACCGGCCAGCGCCTCGGGGACATTTCTGCCATGAGGTTTAATGATATCTGGGATGACTGTCTGCACATCGTGCAAGAGAAGACTGGCGCCAAGCTTGCTATTCCCCTTTCACTTCGTTGTGACGCGATCAACATGTCCCTGCGTGAAGTTGTCGCACGATGCCGAGATTACGCCGTCAGCCCGTATCTGATCCATTACTTCCGATCAACATCGATGGCCCAACGCGGCGCCCAGGTGAGCGGCAATACCCTTACGGTAAATTTCAGCAAAGCACGCGATAAAGCAAACATCGATTGGGGATCCGGTACGCCGGCAACGTTTCACGAACAGCGCTCCCTGGCCGAAAGGCTTTATAGCGAACAGGGGCTCAATACCCAGCTGCTACTGGGCCACAAATCTCAGAAACAGACCGATCGGTATCACGATGATCGAGGCAAAGATTGGATCACTGTTGCGGTTTGA